CAAGAATCAGAAACCCCAGAACACATTAAAGGAAAGATTGATTTGTTCAATTGGGTTAAAGGATTGGACGGCGTGACAGATGTTCAGCTTGAACAATACATACCCGAAACAGACCAATGTGCTGATGTTGGTTTTAAATATGGTGGGAAGCAATATGTAATTGAGTACCAATGCTCTCCTATCGCCACAGAATATTTTGAACGACACGAGTTGTATGAAAGTGTTGGGATTGAGGATATTTGGATTTGTGGAACGGATAAGTATTTTGTAAGTAGCAAAAAGATGAGAGGGTCTACTATTGAGAAAAATAGTGGGTGGCATTTTGATGTCGACGAAAAGGTCTTTGTTTATTGGAAAGACAAAGAATCCGAAGAATGCATATACCCCATAACAAATACAATTCCATTTTTTGATAGTTACACTGAAATATTACAAAAAGAAGATAAGGTGTTTTATTCCAAAAAAGCCAGCGCTGTAAAAATCAATAAAGTACTTTTGGATTTTGAAAATGACAATTGTTCAATATCGGTAGACCGTTTTGGAATTATGGATGATATATTCGAAAAAGTATGTCATAGAAAACAAATGCGTAACGAATCTTATTCTCATAGTAAAACATATAATTTCCAAAAAATAATCAGAATTATGAAAGGCTATTTAGAACGCCACAATTGGCTAGATACAGAGCTGAGTTTCAGAAAAAGTTGTAGCGGGTCTTATTACGACCGTCATATGGGTGATAGATATTATTATAATTATCCCAACAATATTTCTATTTGTTTTAAAGCTCAAAACAGATACCCATGCACAGTCACGGTTGAGTCCTACGAATCAATATTTAGTAAAGAATCTCAGACAGAACTGTTGCTTTCGTTTTATAAAGAAATGAACAATCCTGACATGCTTGAATATAAAAGTGTAACTCACAACATCAAAGGAGGGGATTCATATGGCGCTAAATAGACAAATACATATTTACTCTCTTGATACTGGCTGCTTTTATACCAGAAGAGAACAGGCGATACATAAAAAAATGACTGATGCACTTCGTTTGAAAAAGAAATGCAAAAGTGAATCCGCCAAGCCAACCTATTTAAAAATCAAAGAAAAGATAAAAAAGGATATTGAAGAAATGAAAGGTGGTGACGGTCTAGGATTTAAAAACATGACCACACGAGAACAGGTTGTTTTTCTTAGGAAGTTACGACGACTAAGACGAGCTTTTCACAAGAGTCGAAATTTTTCCAAACAGATACCAGATATATTAAAGGGTAATCCCGATTTACAAATAGACAACATAAATAAGACCATCAGAGAATACAAAGAACTTTTATTGCGTACTTTAAGTCGCAAGTCCGGGATTTGTCGCCAGCTTAAAGATAACAGGCTGACAGATTGGCGAAAAATATCAATCTTCGAATCTACTCTCACACGATTGGGCGATATGAAAACGAATGAGCTTACAAAAGATATTATAGTGGTTCAAACTTTTTTCTACGATGTCATTGAGCAGTTGGTTAAAAATGGATTTATGTATAACGGAGAAAAATACAGATACTTCACCTCGTCTGCTGGACAAATAAGAACTAAGAAAACTGTATTTATAAGAGAGTCTGTATGGAAAGTATTGCAACCAAGTCTTATGTGCGGTTTAACCATAGATAAAATCAATAAGGTTGGTGGCGTAAACGTAAATAAATATTTAGCCTACTTGGCACTATGTAATTCAGCTACGGACTTATGGGAAACGTTTGATATTAAAAAATGTATAGTAGTTCCAGATTTTGAAACCAATGTTAACACAGAGGTCGATTTCATTAACTACAAGACTTACAAGATAAATAGACAGACGATGGATGTTCCAATTCCTCATACTGATGGATGTGGAATGATACTTCCTTCGGTTAGTAAGAAAAACTTTATGGTAAGACTCCCGTGGGTCAAAGGTTTGCTTGCAGTATTTGATTTTAAAAAATTTATTGAAGAACATGATGACTGCTCTCCTATTGTAAAGGATATCTATGATAAAGAGTGGAACGTTCTTGAAGATAATATTGAGGTGATATTTACCAAGAGTCAATTCAAAATGTACAACTATTACAAGTCGTGGGAACAGTATCAAGACTGGTTTGAGAAATATAATTGTCAAGCTGGGGTATGTAATATAGAAGAAGACTTTATTCCAAGAGCCACTATAAATTATCAGATGTTGCAATCATTAACTGATGTTACTAAAGAAGAATTTAATCATTTAGTCAAGGGTTCAAATAATACACTCAAGCAACTAACCTCCGACATGGACACAATGTATCGTGTTTTTGGAGTTACTAAGACAAATAGGAATAAAACCCCTTTTCAGCAATGTTTAGAATTATATCCGGCGCTGCTAAAAGACGAACATACTAAAGCGGTATTACGAGGTATAAAAAATAGTTTGGTGAAAAATTTTAGAGCTGGAAAATTAGAAATTGAAGGCAAATATACATTTTTGATTCCAGACTTATATGCCTTTTGCGAAAAACTATTTTGTGGCGATGATAACCCACAGGGATTACTCAAAAACCAAGAGGTGTTTTGTAAATTATATAGACAGTATAAAAAACTAGATTGTTTAAGAAGCCCTCACCTTTTCAGAGAACATGCAGTTAGAAAAAATGTTATAGAAAAGCATATTGAGAAGTGGTTTACAACGAATGCGATATATACCAGCGTTCACGATCCAATAAGCAAAATACTCCAATTCGATGACCTTTAATGTCGAACCCCATGGAAACATGGGGATATAAAACTCAGTGAACCTAGAAATCTAGGGTGTACATCTTACGATTAGGAATTGTAGGAAATGACAATTAGAAGATGTGCTGACAGGGAACGAAAGAATCCTGTGGTAAATATAGAATAAGATAAATATATTGCAAAGGAAGTGATTATTTAAAAGAGAAAAATGGAAAACAATAAATTATCAAGGAACAAATATAGAAATATCTACTAAAGGTAATGTTATTTGGAATGGTAATAAACGAAATACATATTACAATGCAGATGGTTATTCTGTTTGTGCAATCAAAATACCAGATAAAGGATGGAGAAGTGTTAGAGTTGCACGATTAGTTGCAATAGCCTTTATACCTAATCCTCATAACTTGCCAGAAGTAAATCATAAAAATTACAACAGAATGGATTCTACCATAGAAAACTTAGAGTGGATATCACGTGTCGATAATATTAGATACAGTTTGGTTAACAGACATGACATGAACGGTAAAAATAATCCTAATTATGGAAATAGAAAATTGTCACAAAAATATAAATTAGACAAGGCTTTAGCTATAGAAAAACAAGGACGTAAAGGAATCCAAAACGGAAGATGTCAAAAATCTCACTATATTATGATGATTTTGTAGAAACGTTTGACTATATGATTCCGTGTTGTGAATATATGATTAATAATGGATATTCAAATGCTTCACATCCTGAAGGTGTGCGAAGTCAAATAAACAAATGTATTAGAAATAATAAAAAATACAACAAACATTTTTCTTTTAAGAAATTATAATATCTTATTCTATAAAACTCAAACGACTATCGAAAGGATATTGTGTGACCGTACAGGACATACGAGAATAACCAAGTAGAGTACATTCTGCGTGAAATTCGTAGAGTGGAAGCGCTGAGAACCTAAGTCAGAAATGATATGGTTATGATATAGTCTGACTCAACTAATATGTTGAGTTGGTTGACGGAGACAAAAGTCTAGTTGTTGCTGACAAGACTTTTGTAGAAATGGCAGAACGCAATATGAATAATGGTAGTAAAAATAATAATGATAAAAAAAATATATTACCACTCTACTATGAAATGAAAAAGGCTAGGTCTGTAGAATTAAATCCAGAGTCAATCTATAAAGGATTAAATGCTGCATATACTGGTGGGAATATTGGTTATTATAGTAATGCAATTTCAAAAATTTGGAATTTTGTAGATTGGGAAAATGCAAGTGAAAAGGATAAAAGGAAGGCGCTTGATACAATTAAGGTTCTTTGTATGGAAAATAACTTTTGTATAGATATGGCAAAAACCTTATATACTATTGCACGACCAGATAATATCAATGATAATGTTAATGTATACACCAAACATAAGTTGCCTCATTTTTTTAAATATGCAAAAAATAAACACGAAGACAAAAAGGACGATAAGAAGTCTCAAGTGGAAAGGAATTGTGGTAGTTTGGTGGATAGGCTGGAAAAAGCAATTGTGTCTCGTCAATTGAAATTTGATAACAGTAAGTATGGACTATTTAACTATAGAAAATTGATGAGCGAAAAACCACTACCGTCATCTACTGCTCAAAAAAAGATAATTGATGCGTATAATAAGATTAATAAGAATTATCATTTTAAAATTAATCAAAAAAATATGGAAAACGTTTCTGCTATTATGAGTGATATTAAAAAGCAGTTTGTCGAAATGCAATATTCTGATGATGACATTTGTAATACGCTCGTTCAACATTTATTTAAAAAGAAAACGCCGCACAAGGAATTATTATGGCAATGCTTTGGGGAAATGATACTAAAAAATATCAAAACTAATATTCCAAGTGATAAAAAGATATGCTTTCATTGTGGTAAGAAATACACGCCAATAAAATCCGATCAAAAGTATTGTAAGAAGTGTAGCGGATATCAAGAGATTGAAACCAAGATAATCAAATGTGTAGATTGTGGTTGTGAGGTTGAAATAGAGCCATCGTCAAGACGTATTAGATGTGCTGAATGTTACATAGAAAACGAAAAAAAGAAGAAGCGTGAATGGAAGCGTAAAAACAAGAATATCAAAGAAAAGTAGACGAGTTCATTTGAGGTTTGAACCATGCACAAACCTAGAAACCACAAGGGTTTGAGGCGGTTTTTGAAAAACGCCAATTTCCTCCAAAACCCTCACAAACCCAGTAACCATGCGGTTTACAGCGATTTTGGCAAATTCGCCTACTATGGAAAGAAAAACTTCTTTTCTAGGCGAACAACGACAAATTAAGAAGATTGAATATACAAAGAGAAAAATCATTGGCTGTTTGCTGAACAAAGCATAGAAGACACATTCTACTGTCTTTACGAAGTCCGTAGAAATTTTCGGCTGATGAAGCTTGTGTGAGTGATACCAAATGCAGGTGGAGGTCTTCAAGTTGGTTAGAATATTGACCCAACAGTATCTTATCTTACAATCGAGAGACAAATCGAAAAATCAGGCTTCACAATGTGCCCATAAACATTGTTGATACAAATAGTCTCCGTGGATGACGGGACGTAAATGTAGAATATCATCCACAAGTAAGTAATACTCTGGTGTATCTCAGCCGTATAAGTGAGAAATGTTAAATCTAGTATTATAACAGGCTCACTTGCTGAGAGATTCGTAATGACCGAACTGGGCACTCCCCTGTATAAAAAATAATCGTGAACGATTGTCATTCTAGTCCGGAGAGGACATCCTTCAAGTGAAATTCGTGTCGCATCCGTGACGAATAAAACAAATCCTATCACTTTGTCCGAAGAGGACTGAAGCGTTTAGTATCTTGGAGTTGTGAGTGGGTAGGCACTCTTCTATTTGTAACTACAACAAATAATCAGAATAAACGGAGGAAATATTATGACAAACAAAATCACAATTACCCAAGCATTAAACGAATTAAAACTATACGATAAGAAAATTGAAAAGGCTACAAAAGCAAACTTTGTAAGCTTTGGTCAAATCGGCGATAAACAAAAGGTCGGAACTAAGGATAAAGAAGAATTTAAGAAAGATAGTCAGGCTGCGCTTCAATCGGTATTAGATTTGATTGAAAATCGTAACAAAATGAAGTCTGCTATTGTTAAATCAAATGCAGAAACAGAAGTTACTATTGATGATAAAACTATGACTGTTGCCGAAGCTATTGAACGTAAGACTAGTATTGAATATGATGAAGATTTACTACTTATTATTCAACAGCAAAATGAATGTGCGCAGAAACAAGTCAACGCTTACAATAGTAATGTAGATGATGAAATCCGTTCTCTATCAGATAATAACAAGAAAGATGACACAAAAGTTTTGAGTAAAGAAGAGCTTGACGTTTTAATTGGTATCAAGGAAAAAGGTAAGAAAGAAATCGTTTCCGGTTTCGATGCTGATAAGGAAATTGCGGCAATGTATGACGCAACCCAAGGTTTCTTAGCTAATGTTGATACTGCTCTTACATTATCAAATGCGACAACATTCATTGATGTAGAATTGTAAAATATAGAAATACTCTACTGCCCTTGCGCTTAGATTACTAGTCGTAGGGGCTTTTTGTGACCATAACGAAAACTCTCAACATGTTTCCCTCTCATCAATGGGTTAATTGATGAATAAAAGCTGGTGTTAAGCCAAAATTCTAATAGACCAAGAATGGTAAATATTAGTACGTGAAATGTGTATCTTGATTGAATACACGTTTCTCCTACATAATACGATTGCACATGATGATGCAAATAAAGGATATAGAGTTCAAAGTTTAGCGTTCAAAAATCAGTTTTTAAATTTCAAACTTCTTTCTCAGCCGAAAGCTGATATTAAAGTTTAAAATACAATAAATAAAATTCGATGAAATCTACGAGTTATTTTCATCGCTCTAAACATATGGCGTTGAGTTTGTACGTAGCTGTTATGGTTACAATATTAAATATCGGCTGATTAGTGTAAAGGCAAGCACATATCTCTTTCAAGGATATAATGGTGAGTTCAAGTCTCCCATCAGTCACTGTGACTATAGGTTAGTTGGTAAACCTTCAGATTGTGGTTCTGATATCACGGGTTCAAATCCCGTTAGTCACCTTGGTAACTGAGAGTTCGATTCTCTCAGTAATCATTTTCATCCTGAGTGTAGCAACGATTAGTCATCGTGAGGCGCACAAAAACTATACATGAATAAGGTGACACTTTTTCATAATTAGTCTAAGTTTTAATATGCCGACTTGTCGGTTATTCCAATAACCTCTCTTTGACGATACATTGTTATGATGTTGATGTTTCTGATGTAACCCTTTGGAATGGGTGTTTTTGTAAACTAATGGTATGGTACTGGTTATTAAAATTGACTTTTTAATAACCAGACACCCTCTATCAAATAAATAGATAAAAGGAGTTCTTACTATCAAACAGATAACAAAATACGAAGTTAAAAAGTTATTAGATAATGAATTTATAATGCAAAACCATAATGGCTTCATGACTAAAAATGGAAATCATATTGGTTTTACAAAAACAGTAAACAGGCGATACATTGAAGATTATTATGCTGATAAAGCAAAAACTTTATAATGTTTGTTTTTTCACACTAAAAATATTTAAAAATTCACTAACTACAGTATATCTTACATTTTAAAAATAGTATATTGGAAATTTTCACAAATTTTTCACGACATTAAATATTTTATATAGTGCATTTTGCACGAAAACACGAATATTAAGAATAAACGGAGGAAATTAATGATGGCTAAAAATGCTATGAGTTATAAGAAATCTACCACTACTACTCTCAAGGCGGCAGGGTTATTAGATGCTGAAGGTGAATCAATTAATATTGATGATTCGCTAAATGAATTCGCTGATGAGTTCGTAGAGCTTCAACTGAAACTTAAAGATGATGAGGAACTTGTTCTCGAACAAGATACCGAACAAGAATTAGGATAAAGGGGTGATTTCTTATTAGTACATATAATTTAAACGAATTAATCCGAAAGCCTGACGAAAAAAAATATCATTACTTATGGCGCATCGGAAAGAAGATAGAAAGTAAACAATTACCACATTGGAGTGATTGTATTGATATTATTAATCGTGAATTTTTTAAAGATGAAGAAAATCCGAAATATGTAGACGAGTCTGCATTGCGAAAAAAAGTTCAATATGCAAACTGTTTTTATGATGAAGGAGTTTTTGATTTAGCAAGTGCATCTAATAGAGAAAAAGAATTAGATATTAAAATCCGTGAATTAGAACGAGCAAAAATTCAATTTAGGGATCAGCGTAACGCATGGCAAAAACAAAATTTCATTGATTCAAGAGTTCAAGAAAAATTGGACTATTTAGAAGAACGCATGGAGGCGTTCGGTAAAGTTGAGTTTGAACTAAAGGATGCTCCTTGTATTACTTCTGATAACGACATGATGGTTATATTGTCAGACTTGCATTTAGGGCAATGTTTCTCGTCACCTTTTGGAGAATATAACTCAGATATAGCAAAAGAACGATTGGATAAATACCTATCTTCTATTTTACAGCTTGCTAGATTACACAATTCCGAAAATTGTTATATATCTATTTCAGGTGATTTAATATCGGGCAATATTCACAAAACAATTCAAGTTGCGAACAGAGAAAATGTCATTGACCAAATCGAACTTGCCGTAGAATATATCTCATCTTTTTGTTATGAATTGTGCAAACATTTTACACATGTATATGTGACTGATGTTTCTGGCAACCATAGTCGCATGACAAAAAAGGATGAAGCGTTAAAAGATGAGCGTCTTGATAATTTGATAGGACGTTTTGTGAAAAAAACGCTCAAATACACCAAAAACTTCACATTTATTGAAAATAATATCGATGTCGGTATTTCTAAGATGACAATACGAGGTTTAGATTTTCTTAATGTCCACGGAGATTACGACCCATTTACGACTCAAGGTGTTCTTAAATTATGTAGTATGTTGAAAATGTTTCCATATGGAGTGACATTTGCTCATATGCATACTCCGGCATTGGATGATGCGAATGGTATTAAGATGCTGCGAGGTGGTTGCTTGAGTGGAAGTGGTTGTGATTACACCATTGAAAAAAGATTATCTGGAAAAGCTGCACAATTGGCATGTGTAATTAATAAAAACGGAATTGTTGGAGCGTATCCAATAGACCTTGAATAAACGGAGGAAATAAAAATGAAAAATGATTATTTAATAGAAGTTAATTCTGTAGAAGATGTCGTCGAATATATGTTAGATATTAGCGAGGAATATGACGAAGATAGCCGTGTTGTAGTTATTCTACGCAGAGAAGAGGCATTGAAATGTTTTAGTATCTTAGTTGAAGATTATGACATGGATGTATTATTAGCGAAGGTAAATCCAGATGATGAAGATTTATTCTACGAAGTAAGTATTGGATACGGTGATATTGCCATTGAGTCAATTTGTTCTGGTGTCGGTAATTATTTAGACTGTTGTGCTGATTATATGTTGATTGACGAAGACGTTCCTAGTAAATGGTTGATTGCACAATCTTGTAGTAATTATGATGTTCTAGTTTTAGATGATGATTGTGACGAAGAATGTAATTGTAATGGATGTGCTTGTTTAGAAGAAGGTTCTATTAGTCTTGAAGAGTTGATTGATATATTAGACGTAGATGGTGGATTAGCCAAAATATTCAAAGCATTTGGCGACTTGGTATAGTATAGGAGGATTAAATTATGGATTTAAGTTTTTTAACGGATTATTATGTACCACTAGTATTAGTGGCTTGTTTAGTTATTGGCTTTTGTATTAAAAACATCAAATGGTTAGATGTGGTTGCCGATGAGTATATTCCAACTATTCTTGCTGTAATTGGTGCTGTTCTGGCTTGTATTAATGTTGGCGGAGTTTCGTTACAAGATATTGTGGCTGGTGCTGTTACTGGATTGGCTTCAACTGGATTACATCAGGCATTTACACAGATAATTAATGGTCATAAGAATACTGAAATAGAATAATTAATATGAACTGAGGGTGGTTAATACTACCCTCTTTTATTTTGGGAGGGTATACCGTAGGGGTAGCGGCGCTGATTGTAACTCAGTCATCTTCGGATTCGGGTGGTTCGACTCCATCCCCTCTCATGAAATTAATGAACGATTTACCGTTTTGTAGGATGGCGTTACGACGGCATTCTATTTTTGACTAGTAGTTCAGTTGGTATAACCGAGAAGTCGTTGGTTCAATTCCAATCTAGTCAGTTTTGGGCTATTAACTCAGTTGGTAGAGTAGCCAGCTTTTAACTGGTAAGTCTAAAGTTCAAGCCCTTAATAGCCCATATACTTAATGGAAGTTAGCTCAATTGGTAGAGCGTAAGATTGAAGATCTTAGCGTCGGCAGTTCAAATCTGTCACTTCCAATTTAGTGCGGGATAGAGCAGTCTGGTAGCTCGTCAGCCTCATAAGCTGAAGGTCGTGAGTTCAAATCTCACTCCCGCAATTCGCAACAATAAATTTCAAAACAAGAAAGGTAGGTATGTGTAATGGGAAGAAAAACAATTAAGAATAACATCACAGACGAACACAAAATTGCAAAAATCAACAAGAAGAATTCTACATTAAAACAAGATTACATAGACTATCTTATTTCTATAGACAGAGCAGAAACCACTATCCGTAGTTATGATAATGACTTAGATATTTTCTTTTGCTGGAATTTAGATAGTAATGAGAATAAATCATTTGTAGAAATAACTAAACGTGAATTCGCAAGATTTCAAAGTTATGCTTTAAACACTTGGGAATGGAGTCCAAATAGGATTCGTAGAGTAAAAGCTACTCTCAGCTCTCTTTCCAATTATATAGAAAACATTTTAGATGAAGAACCCGAATTTAAAGGTTATAGGAATATAGTTTCAAAAATCGAATCTCCGGCTAAAATAGATATTCGTGAGAAAACCATTCTCGAAGATGAACAAATAGAATTGCTACTAAGAGAGCTAACAAAGAAGAAACAATACGACAAAGCTTGCATGCTGTCTCTCGCTGCTAATTCAGGTAGGCGAAAAGCAGAATTACCACAATTCAAAACATCATATCTCACTGAAGAAAATATAGTATTCGGTTCGTTCTACAAAACTCCTGAGAAAATCAAAACTAAAGGTCGTGGTAAGCGTGGGAAAATGCTACACGCCTATGTGTTGATGAAAGATTTTCAACCATACTTAGATAAATGGCTGGAGTATAGAAAAGAAAATGAAATTAATAGTGAATGGTTATTTCCAAATAAGCAAAATTTTAATGAACCGATGAAGATAACAACTTTAGATAGTTGGGCTGACACATTTAGCAGAATATTAGATGTTCCGTTTTATTGGCACAGTTTAAGGCACTATTTTACTACTAGTTTAGCAAAGTGTAATCTGCCCGATGGTGTAATTCAATCAATTATTGGTTGGGATAGTTTGGAAATGGTGAAAGTCTATAAGGATATAGACGCTGATGATGAAATAGGTAAATATTTCAACGAAGACGGTATAAAAGATATAAAACAAACAACATTAAGCGACCTATAGAAGCACCTGTAAAACGGTGCTTCTGTTTGGTTTAAGAATGAACGGGAGGAAGTGATTTATATAGACATATTAGAACAAAAGAAACCTTACTATTGTTATAGATGTGGTGCTAGATTTACAAGACAAGTTAATAATTTTTCAAAATCGAAAAGTAGCTTGTTTAAATCAAATGATAATTATACTCCATTCTGTAAGAAGTGTGTAAACGAATTATTTGACGAATACTTGAATTTATATGATGGAAATATGAACAAGGCTGTTCGTAGAATGTGTGAAATTTTAGGTTGTTACTACGATATTTCTTCCGTTAATGATCTTGTAAATGTGCCAGCCACCAAATCAAAGATTATGGAATATATAAAAAGTTTAAATCTTAGTCAATGTAAGGGTAAAACTTTTGAGGATAATCTTATTGAGGAACGTGACAATGAAAATATGATAAATTCGCTGTCTGATGTTGTTGATAAAACGACAAAGACTAAGCAAAAAACTGTTAAGTTTTTCGGATTCGGGTTCGCTGATGCTGAGTATCAATGGCTGCAAGACCAATATGACGATTGGACTACTAGGCATGAATGTAGCACTAAAGCTCAAGAGGTTTTGTTTAAACAGATATGTTTAGCAGAATTAGAAATCTTACAGTCAAAGCGTGATGGTAAGGGAACTGACAAAGTTATAAAAACGTTGCAAGACTTAATGGATTCTGGTGACCTAAAACCAAAACAAAATAAAGACAATACATTCTCGGATGACCAAACCATAGGAACATTGATACAAAAATGGGAAAGAGAAAGACCGATTCCTGAACCTGATCCTGAATGGCAAGATGTTGATGGAATAGTTAGATATATTCATATTTACTTCTTAGGTCACTTTTGTAGAATGATGGGGATTAATAACAAATATAGCAGAATGTATGATGAAGAAATGAATAAACATCTTGTAGAAAAGCCGGAATACGAAGAGGATTCAGAGGCTTTATTCGACTCATTGTTTGGTGGTGATACAAATGGCAACTAAAGACAGTAAAAAAATGTCTGCTGATGAGGTCGCTGCTGATAAAGCTAGGCGAGTCATGGAAGGGGTTGCAATTTGGACTAGTTTCTATCGTGCAAATCCACATAGATTTGCAAAAGATTATTTGAATATTTCAAATTTAAAAATATTTCAAAAAATATTGCTTTATATGATGAATATTAGTACACATTTTATGTTTCTTGCTGCGAGGGGGTTGGGCAAATCCTATTTGACGGCAATTTTTTGTGTTATTCGATGCATCTTATATCCCGAAACCAAGATATGCGTAGCTTCAAAGAATCGCAATCAGGGAAATATTGTATTAGAGAAAATTATGAATGAAATACTAATTAAAGCCCCAAACTTGAAAGCAGAAATCGAAAGTAGCGTTTTATCTTTGAATAGAGCTGAAATAATCTTTAAAAATGGCTCTTGGATAAGAGTTGTTGTTGCAAGTGATAATGCCCGTGGTGCTAGGGCAAATATTATGGTTATAGATGAGTTTAGAATGGTTGATTTAAATGTAATTAACGCCGTACTTAAAAAGTTTCTAAGCGCTGAAAGAATACCAGCTTTTCTTGAAAAACCAGAATACTCAAAAAACAAAGATAAATATGCAGAGCGTAATAAAGAAATATATATGTCGAGTTGTTGGTTCAAGAGCCATTGGAGTTTTGATAAAGCAAAGGCATTCTCGGCAAATTTAGTTAATGAATCGAAGAAATATTTTATTTGTGGACTTCCATATCAACTATCAATTAGAGAAGGTTTACTTTCAAAAGACCAGGTCGCTGATGAAATGTCTGAAGCCGACTTCAATGCACTTTCATGGGAAATTGAAATGCAGACGGTTTGGTACGGGGATAAAGATGGGTCTTTCTTCTCATACGATGATATTTCTAAAAATCGCAGATTAAAAAAATGTATATATCCGGATAATATTAGCAATGCCATTAGCCCTAAAGATTTTAAAATTCCAGAATTATCACGAAATGAAAAACGCATAATTTCTGTAGACGTTGCTCTTCTAGCCGGGAAAAACAACGACGCTAGTTCTATCTTTATCAATAGTTGTATTCCGACCAGTAGTCAAAAGTATGTGGGAAATCTTATCTATACAGAAAATCATGAGGGATTAACCACTGATGATTTGGCATTAATTGTTAGGCGTTTATACGAGCAGTTCCACTGTACGGATATTGCATTGGATGTTAACGGAATAGGAACTGGAGTATTTGATGCATTAATTAGAGATATTTATGACCCGTTAACTAATGAAACGTACTCTGCATTAAATTGTATTAATAACAAGGATTATGCTACTAGATGTAAAGAACTGGATGCTCCAAAAGTAATCTGGGCTATAAAAGCAACTCAAGCATTCAACACAGCTATATATCTGTCATTACGTGAAGCGTTTAAACAGAATAAGATTAATTTGTTAATTCACGAGTTTGATGCCGAAGAAATTCTTGGTAGCATTCGTGGTTATAAAAATATGGACATGTCTTTTAAGACAAAATTAGTACTCCCATATATTCACACAACTCTTTTGGTGAATGAGTTAATAAACTTAGAATACAAAACTGATGGTACAAATGTAAAAGTATTTGAAAAGGCTGGAATGCGAAAAGACCGTGTTTCCAGTGTTGCATACAATTATTATGTTCAAAGTCAACTAGAATTGAAGTTAAGAAAACCACGAGGAGATGATTTGATAAAGGAAGTATTTCATTTCCGCAAACCAAAAATATACAGAGAAGGGAGGTAGATGATGTCTAATAAAAGACGGCGTAATAAAAAGAGAACGACCAATAATACAGCAACACCCGCTGTTCAACAGACTGTTGTACAAAAACCACAAGAAGATAATAGTCAAATGTTAAAAAGTGCTGTTGCTTATATGAATACTGCTAAGATTATACTTCGCGATTTAGAGAATAACAATCTTATTACTCAGATGAAGAAAAAGTTCAAGAAAAGTGAAGTTGTTTCGTGGTTGGAATCACCAGAAAAAAACTACCTCAAATTAATAGAGGCTTCTCAATATTTATATAATTCATCTAATCACTATAGGCGATTGATTAAGTATTTTGCAGATATGGCACTCTTCGCTCATATTGTAATTCCATCTAAATTAAACATGGATACCTCCATGATTGACGTAGATAAATTCAAAAAACTGTATCAAAAAGCAAATGACACTGTTGATAATATGAATGTCCGACACGAATTAGGTAAAGGGATGACAACTATTTTTATAGAAGATGTGTTTTTCGGCTATGAATATTCAACCAAGGATTCTTATTTTATCAAAAAGCTACCTTATGACAAATGTATTATTACGTCTATCGAAGATGGTGTTTATCAATTCTCTTTTGATTTTAGTTACTTTGATAGAAAAGAAGATTTGTTAGATTCGTGGGGTGTTGAATTCAAGCAAAAGCATACTGACTATGTAAACAAACGAGCTGGCAGATGGCAAGAATTATCAAGCGAAAAGTCCATTTGCATCAAACTTAATGAAGAAGTTGATTATCCTATCCCACCCTTTGTAGGTGTGTTGGGTGCATTGTTCGATTTAGAAGATTATAAAGATTTAAAAAAGACTGGTGAAGAATTGGGGAATTATAAACTCTTATCTCTAAGAATACCATTAAATGAAGATGGCACTTACAAAATTTCTAAAACTGACGCTAAATATTATTATGAACAAATGGGACAAAACTTACCCGAAAATATTGGTTTGGCTCTTACTCCTATGGAAATATCCGAGCATAAATTTGAACAAGCAGGTCAAGCTGCAACTAATAAGGTTGCTGAAGCAGAAAATACATTTTGGGCTGAAACTGGCGTTAACTATCTTCTATTTTCTAGCGATAAATCTGGAGCTAGTGTTGTTAATAATTCAATCAAAACAGATGAAGAATTTGTGTTTAAATTATTCCGACAATTTGAAAGGTGGTTGAATTATAAGTTGAAACGATTATCAGGAACTTATAAATTCAAAATTCAAATTATGGATGCCACAACTTTTAATCAATTTGATTTCCTAGATAATCTCATCAAGAGTGGGACATATGGTGTTCCTGTGAGATTGGCGATAGCTTCTATATTTGGATATAGCGTTAGTGATTTCAACTCTCTTCTATTCCTAGAGAATGATATTTTGGACTTAGCATCTCGAATGATTCCTCTGGCTTCTAGTCATACAGCTAGTGGAAAGCTTACCGACATTGGAGGCAGACCACAAAAAGGCGATGATGATTTGACTGACGAAGGAAATAACACACGAGATAAAGACCAGACCAGAGAGAAAGTAATAGAATAGGTGGATGATAAAATGGATGATAAAAAGTTTATTTATTGCAGAGATGAAAAGCTTTCTGAATCGTTAAGAAAATATTATAAGCAAGTTGGCGAATCCAATGGACTAATCATTTTTCTAAACGAACCAATCAGTGAACTAGCTTTCAACTTTTCAAATATTGATAAAAAGAAATATACATACAGTAATAAGTTGCTATTCTAAGACCTTTCACAAGGTCTATTTTATTGCAAGAAAAGGAGGTTGTAATGCCAAAGAAGTTAGACAAAAAATATACTTCCATTCAGTTTAGTGCAAAAATCAAACCAATACGAGCTGTAAACGAGGAATTTACTCTTTGTAAAGTTTACGTTCAAGGTATAGGTAAAAACCGTAACTTTACATATATAAGTAAAGAAAGTGTTGAAAAAGCATTGGTTAAACTGCCCTACTGCCCTGTTGTTGCTCATCTAATTGAAAAAGAAGATGGTACACGATATGTTGGTGGACATGATTTTGAAATAACTGACGATTGGGAATTTAAAGATTTAACTGTACCTTTTGGTGTAGTTATTGATAACAGTTTTGAATATGAAACTGTAAATGAATATGGTACTGATGTTAAATATCTTACCGCAAATGTTTATTTGTGGACAACGAGATATCCAGAATTAAAAGAAGCTATTTATTCAGAAGATGTTTGGTTTAATCAATCAATGGAATTGAATATGGAAAATGGCAACTATCGCCCTTATGAAGAAGATAGTAACTATATGGAATTGTTAGATTGGACATATTCAGCACTATGTTTATTGGGTAAATCTGATAATCCAGAGGAACACACAGAGCCATGTTTTATAAGTTCAAATGTCGCTCCTGTAGCAGAGGAATTTTCGTTAAATAAATTTGCTGTGGAACTAAGCGAAATGAAAGAAAAGGTGGCTTTACTTTTAAATCAGCAATCTAATAAAAAGGTTGATGATATAGATAAATCTGCGAAAGGAGGAACTGACTTGAAAAAGGATGAAAAATTTGAAGAGTCTGCTGTAGAAGAAGTTTCTGAAACTGAAGTAGAAGAATCTAATGCCGATGAAACACCAGAAAAAGAAACTGTTGAAGTAGAGGAAGTTGAAAAAACAGAGACTAATGAAGCAGAAGTTGACGAAACTAAAGTCGAAGAAGTTGAAACAGACGAAGAAACTACTGATGAGACTGACGAATACTCTTTATTAAAACAAGAGTATGAGACATATAAAGAAACACATTCTACACCAAATGAAGAAGTTGATGAGTTGCGTACATTCAAAACTAAAGCGTTAGCAGCACAAAGAGCTTTGGCTGAATCAGAGGTATTTGAACAATTCAATTCAAAACTTGGTGATGTTGAAGAATTCAAACAATTACGTGAAAACTGTTCTGAATTGTCTATTGAAGAAATTGAGGATAAGTGCTACAGCATCATCGGTAGACAAAATACCAACTTCTCAGCCAAGAAAACAGAAAAATTCAACAGCGTCAAATTACCTGTAGATATGAAAGAAGATAAACAGGATGACGGATACGGTGGGATTTTATCAAAAAAATATGAAGCCTAAAACCAAGGACGCACAATGCGTTCTATTTTTATACAAACAAATAATAGGAGGAAATACATTATGGCAAAACATGCAGTAATTACGAGAGAACGAGTAGCTGCGGAATGGGATGGCTCAAAAAGAGTTTCTCTAAAATGCAAAGCAGATATTGATAACGGAAACATTGTGGTATTGGGAGATAAACTTCCAGGGGAAAGGGAATTATATGATTATTCTATTCCAACAGCCTCAACTAAATTAGACGAGATTGTTATTTTAGGCACACCTGAAGTAATGGCTGACGAAAGAAAGAAAAATATTTCTGATTTTTATAACGAAGTTGGTCAACCAATGGACGGGGATATGTTAGAAAAGACTAATTATGTGGGACTAACCGAAGAAGCTTTTGGTGGTACTCCAGTAGTTGGTGAATTTGTTGAAATCGAAGGTGGTAGCACAAAGCTTAAACCTGCTGCTACTGATGCTAATGCTGTTGGAAAAATTGTTGATTTGTACAACGGTAAATATGGCGTTCAATTTTTATAAGAAAAACTACAGGAGGGATAAATAATGGCAGATAGAGTAAAAGTAATTAAACTTGCAACGGATATGATTTATGGACGAGTTGCTTCTAATTTTGCAGATGCAAGTAAAAATTCAGAAGCACTTGTTGCACAATTGATTGAGTTAAATGGTGGTAAAAAAGAATTAAGTCTGAAGACATTCCATAGAGGTAATGAGGTTTTTGAGATCATCGAAGCTCTCATTCCAGCAATTGTTCACGAAGGACTTATGGGAGATGAATTTTTCTTTAATATGGTTGAATATCGCAACCTTGAATTAGGTGATGATATTGACTTCTGGACTGAAAACAAGTCTGAATTCATCGTTGCAGATGGTTCTTATGGTGTTACAGGCGTTCGTAGACAAAGACTAGGTGAAATGGAGAAATATAATGTTGCTACTTCACTAAAGGTTATCAAAGTATATGAAGAAGCTAAAAGACTTATGGCTGGTAGAGTTGATTTCGATACCTTTGTTCAGAAGGTAGCCACAGCTATGGCAGAAAAATTGAAAGAGGATGTTTATAACGCTTTCGCAAGTATTTCTGCAACGTCACATGGTCTTAACAGCACTTATGTACCAGCAGGAACATACACAGAAGATGAATTACTAGAGCTAGTTGAACATGTTGAAATTAGCACTAAGCGCAGAGCTGTGATTTATGGTACAAGAAAGGCTTTAAGAAAAGTTACCACTGCTGTTCGGTCACGTGAAGGCGATACAGACATGTATAACATGGGATACTATGGTAAGTTTAACGGTACTGATATGATTGTTGTTCCTCAACGTCATGAAGTTGGTACTGATAACTTTTTGTTAGATGATGATAAGATTTATATTCTTGCATCTGATGATAAACCAATTAAAGTTGTTAATGTTGGTGAAGGTATCATCCAAGTTAAAGAAGCTGTCAACACAGCAGACTTTACACAAAATTACTTGTATGGACAGGAGTTTGGTGTTGGTCTATGCTTCAATGAAAAAATTGGAGTTATGAAAACAGCATAATTTAACAAAGTACATTTCGAGCAGAGGTTAATCCTCTGCTCTTTTGGATAAAAGGAGGATACTAAAATGGCAAATACAAAAGCCAAAAAAGACGTTAAGAAACCAGATGTCGTAAAAGAAGTTATAAAACCAGAAATTAAAAAAGTAGCCACAAAGAAAGTTTACAAGCTAAATCAAGACGTAAGTCTTAAGGTAGTTAGTTGTTATTATGGGCGTTTGACCTATGTTAATGAAAAAACTGGCGATAAGTATTTTTGGAGTCATTGTGGAGAAGAACAAGTATTACGGGTTTCTGATATCACCGCTATGAAAGCAACTCAACGCAAATTTTTCGAGGATAATTGGATTGCTGTAGTTGGAGTTGAAGACCCAAGTGCAGACTTGGAAGGTATTACAGAATACGAACTCAATAAGGCTTTAAATATTGACAGATATTATACCGAAACATTTAATCCATCAAATATTGGCTCTGTTTTTGAATTAAAACCTTCAGAAATCGAGGATAAACTTCGCAAAATGCCAGAAGGTGTTAGAGAAAATATTGTAATTCGAGCTAACGAAATGGCTGCCACCGGAGAGCTGTACGATATAAGAATTATAAAAGCCATCGAAAATGCAACAGGATTAGATATCAAACTAAGCTTCGATAACTAGGAGGTGTTACTATGCCTAACACCAAATGTTCAGAAGTTTACGAGTTATTTCTAAATAAAATTAGCGACTTTAATTTTACAGTTATGGATAACGAAGTTAGAAATAGAACTATTGAATTATATTTGAGGGCTGCATGTGTAGAGTTTAGACCAGATTGTTTGCAAGATTTAACAATAGTATCATTAGATATCGAACACAACTGTTGCGGACAAGTGCTTGAATTTAAAGAAGAATTAGACTTTCAAGTTTTAAATATTCTTTCTGAGTGTATGGTTGTCGAATGGTTAAAACCTAAAGTTGCATTTGGAGATAATTTGGAAAACATTTTAAACACGCCAGATTTCAAGCTATATAGCCCTGCTAACCTACTAAAGCAGACTCGTGAAACTTTAGACTTTTATCAAAGAAATGTGCGGAAGCTGATAAACGAATATAGTTTTGAGCATAAGAAGCAGGAGGACTTTTCATATGGTAAGTAAATATTTAAGGTCTGCTGTTAATAAGGTGTTTAAGATTTTACCTTTGAAGGAAGAATCTAATGAAGGTTTATCTGAATACATAGATAGTTTGATTATACAATTGGTAGGCGCTATGGAAACATATCCTGAACTTAAAGTAAGTCAAGAATATTTAAGTGTTGTTAATTCAATATACTATTTTCAGAAAAATGTTTTTAGTACAAAGCAATGTAGGCGTGAGGTTTTTAAATCTACTGCTACTCTTTCGGACTTAGCTGAAACCTTAGAGACGAGGTGATGTTATGGAATATTGGACAAATTATGACAGCAAGATGAACCTTCATGGTTACTCTAAGCGAGATAGAATTATAAATCAAACCAAACGTAAATTACGAGAAAAAGCTCTAAACTCTCCTTCTTGCAAGGAAGTCAAGTTAGATGGTAGAAACTGCAACTTAGTTGTAGATTCCGGAAATCATCAATATCAAAAAATCATAAAATCACTTCCTGATGAGAAATTCGAAACAGGAACTTATGTTGATTGGGCTAACACTCGTTGGTTAATTACAAAGGCAGATTACGATGATGAAGTATATGTAGATGGTTTCATGGAGCAATGTAATTGGAATTTATCTTGGCAATTACCAAGTGGTGAAATTGTTCGCTATTGGGGAGTTGACTTAAACGCAACTCAGTACAATAGTGGCGAAACAACCATGAATGGTAACAAATATACATTTGGTTCAGCTCAACACAAAATAGCCTTACCATATAATTTACACACTATCATGCTAGGTACTCCCCAGCGTGTTTTTTTATGTAGAAATATGGAAAAACCAACGCCATTCAAGATAACTCAAAATGATAGTTCGTCTAGGTCTTTTGGTAATGGTATTGTGGATATTTCACTGTTGGAGGATAAGTTCAATGCTGATGCTGACAGGCTAGTTAATGTAGATGGTGAAGATGTTTGGATTGCAGATTACTTCGAACCTGAAGCACAAAAACCTAGTGTCTCTACTACCCTATCTGAAATATCTGGTTCACGAAAACTGTACTTAGATATGATGCAGACTTACACAGTTGTATTTAAAGATGCTGATGGTAATGAGATATTAAATCCTAATTTCGATTGGGATATAACTTCGGATGTTCTAAGTGAATTACATGTGCAAATACAAGGTAAAACCGTTGTTCTATATACAGATGATGACAATTTTATTGGTAAAACAATAACTCTGCAAATACTTGTAGATGGTGAGTTTTCGTCTGAAATGGTTATTACCATCAGCGGATTCTACTAGAAGGAGGTGATTTTATGGGAATGTCAAATAGTGATTATATGATTGAGTTTAAAAATAAAATCACATCTACAATGCTCAAAGATAGGGAATTGGTTGAACTAATGGGGTCTACTATTGATAAGGCTAGAGAGGATTTGCATTATAAGCAAATGTTTCCCCATGAATGGATACCAGACACTCTTAAAGATGCCACTAGATATATTAATTTTGATATACAGGCAAGTATTGATTATAGAAATAAAGTATTTACTAATATTACGGTTTGGTTTTTTGTCATATGTAATGATGATGTAGTAAAAACGGACAATGGACTTTGGTACGACTGTGTTATTTGTAGGATTGATGAATTATTCACAGATAATAAGGTTCTTGGCATTGGCGCTATGGGTATTTTAGAAAATAGACCTTACTGCCCCACCAAAGATATTAGGGGTAGGTCTGTAACTTTTACAGTTAAAGATTTTACTAAAGGTTTCAAATATGGAAAATAAGAAAAGTTTACTTTTCACAAAAGAAGTTCCGATTACTCCCTATGTGAAAATTAGAATTCCAAAACTAAAGGAAATCATGAAAGACGAAGAAGCGTATCATAGTTTAGTTTCTAGGCTAACTGCCAGTCCATATGCATATATGGTTCAATTAGACGACCAAGGTATTGACTTCACAGAAATAACCCACTACGACTTATTCTTAATGCTTTCTGATTTGATATTTAACGATGAAGACAAAGATTACGAATTACTTTTTGGTGAACTGGATGTTGGTAATGTGGGAAAGTATGTAAATCAAGAAAATGGAAAGCCTGTGCTTTGCGACCCTTATGGTGATTTCAAAATAGATGAACTTATATACGAGCAAATCTCAGAAGTTGTTTGTACTATAAATCTATTAGAAAAAGATATTAGGACTTCTGGTAATGAATCTGGTAAGCGCTATCTGATTGACAAAAACCGTAGACAACAACAAAATCGGTTAAGACGAAGTAAAGGTGAACCATTTAAGCCTTATATAGAAAACTTGGTAATTGCATTGGTTAATACGTCAGAGTGTAAGTATAACTATGAGCAATTTTTAGACATGTCTATATACATGTTTTATCAAACTTATAAACAAATTAAACACAAGATAGATTTTGATAACCTAATGAATGGTGTTTACAGCGCAACTGTAGATGCTAGTAAGATGGCTGACAAATCAGGACTATCTTTTGTTCAAACAAAATAATGCAACTAAGACTTCCAAATCGGAAGTCTTTTTTTAATATGCGAAAATAGAGGAGGAAATAAAATGGCAGTTAATGTAAGTAAATTATCTATAACACAAGTAGATCAAATTATTGCGTTAAACAACACTGGTGCGCTTGAGTTCATTTTAGATGAAGTTCAAGATACTACTCTCTCTCAATCAGAAGAGAAAGTTGATATCACTGGTAGAGGTGGACGTAAAATCAGTTCGTTGAAGAAAAACAAGGCTGTGACAGGTAGTGGTACTAACGGATTTATCGTTGGTGGTGCTTTGGCATCTATGTTAGGTTCTGAAGTAACTGAAGGTGTACAGCAAAAAGTTCGTATCACAGATATCAAGAGCGTTGATGCTAGTAACACTATTACTGTATCACAAACACCAGTGGGTGTCTTAGGTAACGAAATCCCATTTATTTATTACAAAAATGTAGATGGTTCTCTTGGTGAAGTGTTGACTCAAGGCGCTACCGCTGCGGCTGGAGTATATGAGGTTAGTGGAACGACTGTTACGTTTGATACATCGGTAGACGAAGGAACTGAAGTTGTTGTATTTTACGATGCAATGGTTGACGCTGCTAAAATCTCAAATGAATCTGACAAATACAGTAAGACACTTCAATTGTACATTGATTGTACAGCAGAAGATTCTTGTAAGAATCAATATCACGTTCAGTTCCAAATCCCAAGAGCTGACTTCAGTGGTACATTTGACCTTACTTTTGGCGGTGATCCATCTACTCAAGCTTTTGAATTTGAAGCTATGGCTGGTGGTTGTACTGGAAGTAACGCATTGTGGGATATGATTGTTTTTGAATAATCATTGTTATGATATTAGGCTCGGTAGATTAAGTTCTACTGGGCTTATTATTTAGAGAGGACTATTATATGCAAAAGAAGACTATACCATGTAAGGGTTGTGGTAAACCCTTTGTGCCTTGTAATAGTACCATGTTTGGTGATTCCAATTGGAAAGCCGTTGGTTGTACTCCTGCGTGTGCTGTTAAGTATTGGGGAGAAATCACAGATTCGAGAGATAAAGACGGCGTTAAGGTAGAAACTGTTATTGCAGAAGTTAAACCTACTGCGATTGACGTTGAGGAAACGCCTGTTGTTGAAGAGCCGGCATTTGAGACTATCAAACCAAGGAAAAAGAAATATAAAGGCTATAAAAAATATGATGAAAATGAAGTTGATTAGTGTTTGTGACATCTTACGATGATACCTATGCTAATTAACAAATTTGTTGGCATAGGTATTTTTTTACGAATTTACCTATGTCTAGATTGAATAAATGGAGGAAACAATGATTAAACATTCGAAACTGAGGAATTCAGAATATGATGACGAAAATACAGTTCGCATCATCAATACCAGACAAGCTGGAAAATATATAAGTAAGGGCGTTTTGCCCGTAGACGTTGACTATGTATTTGCGCCAAGAGAAGGATTGATTTTCATTTTTGATAAAGATGAAAGTTATGAAGTCTATAACAAATGGTGTAATTACGAATTATAAGATGATAAGGCGGTGATTAGAAATTAAAAATTACGGAAAAATATTTGAAAATAACTTCAAGAACAGCGTACCAATGCATTGTTATGTAAAAAGATTACAAGACTCTGTTGGTACATGGGGTGGAAACGATAGTGTTCGTTTTGCCTCAAAAAACGAGTGTGACTATATTTTATGGAACAAAAACACTCACAACTCTTATGCTTTAGAATTAAAAACCACTCAAGGTGGTTCACTAACGTTTTGGCGTGGCGACTTTGAGGATAAAACTAAAAAACAGAGTTTTATGATTAAAAAAAATCAGATACAGGGATTAGCAACAATGAGCGACTATGACATTGTTGCTGGCTTGATTATCAATTTCCGTTCTGAAGATAATAATACATACTTCATTCCAATTAAGAACTTTATAAAAGTTACGGGTGAATTGGATAAGAAGTCAATAAATGAAAAAGACATACTTGAGCTGTGTGAGTATACAAAGATTGACAATAAAAAACTCAAGACCAACCATAGATATGATGTTGGTAAATTTTTAGAAGAAACCAGATTGTATTAAGAATAAACGGAGGATTTGATATATGAAAAAAAATAATATGAGAATTAAAGACAGAACTCAAATAACACTACAAGATGAAGTGAACGCTATTGAATATATTGCTGATATGTGTTTCACGGATGGTATGTATACTCCTTATTACGCAAAACCGGCACAAATAGGTGCAATTACCAAATACTTCTTAGAAGGTATTGAACTAGAGGAAGGTGAGGAAGACGACCCTTATAAACTATATGATGCTGATATTGAGTTGAAAAAGTTAATTGATAAATTCTTTCCAATAAGCGAGATTGAATATGATAGAATCAACAAACTTCAAGAAAGAGAATTGCGAGACAAAAGTGTTCAACTTATGAAATATATCATGGGTATGGTTCAAGATAAAGTAAACTTCTTGAAAGATATTGCTGTTGCACGAGTTCAGGCTGAAAGCAATTCTGCTGTCGAAGATAAGGTATTGGATATTCTTGCTTTGGAGCATGAGAAACTTAAACTTGAAACCAAAGCTACGAAGGATATAGCGAAACTTACATCGGACATGGAAAAGATGAATAGTGTCTTAAGTGAAGAAGAACAAATTCAAGTTATGAAGAATATGGCTAAATCTGATTTCGCATTTAATAATGATGTTATTGCTAGTATTATTGGTGATAAACTGATTGAAAATGAGACACGAAAAACCAATCAGCAGTTGGTGAAAGAAGTAAAAGATTTAACGGAGTCTCAATATGAGTTTGCTAAATTACAACAAGCAGAGAGTGTCAAGAATGTATTAGCAGATGCGAAACCCCAGAAGAAAACCACTGCTAAGAAATCAAAAGTAACTAATATTACGGACAAGAAATAGAGGTGATTTAAATGCCTGTTTTTACAAGTATGGGTGCTATCGAACAGCACTTTAAAGCAATTGCTAGGGATGCGGTTGAAGAAGCTACTGAGAAGTCATTTACTGTACTACAACATGCTTTACACGGTTTCTATGGTAGCGGAAGCCCTACTATGTATCAACGAACCTTTAATCTAGGTACATCGGGAAAAAGAACTGGTGTATCTAGTGGTGGTTCTGGTGCTTTTGCCGAAGTTTATATAGATTTGGGGTCTGGTTATGGTACTGGTACATTTTCTAAAGCGACTGTTGTGGAGCAAGCCGAAAATGGCGGTGCTGGAATATTAGGTCTTGGTGACTTTTGGAGTAGAACAGAGTCTCAGATACAAGCTGTTTTAAATTCTGCTGTAGCTAGTAGGATTTAAGATAAAGAATAAATGAAGGAAATAAGATGAAAAACATATTAGATAGAGAAGCAAGACAAGAAAAAATAGAAGCCCTCGTTGATGTAATATTTCAACATTGTGAAAAAGAGGGCTTCACTGTAAGTGAAATTGAAGTATTCATACATGATGCAGAATACTATCTACAAAAGGGGCTGGCTAAATGTAATAACACCACTATGTTTGTTTATCCAACTTCTGTAGTTCAAGAAGATATGCAGAGTACGCCCGTTTGTACTCTTTAAATGTGTCTTTGTACGAATCGTGTACTGATAGTTTAACGTCGCCAATGCCTACTTTAAATTCAACCATCAACACTGCTAAATCATGCGCTCTCTTTTCGCTTTCAGTCATAAGTAATATCCTTTCATATTTTGATATTCATATTATAAGGGATAATTGATTTAACGACAATGGTTGAAAGAATGAACGGATAGAAACTTATTAACAGAAATAAATTACTAATTTTATGGATAAGCGGAGGAAATATTATGACACAAAAAAGAAGAGTATATAACAAGATAGAATTTTTACTAAAGCAATTATTACCACTGCCCTACCGCACTAAATACACAATGGATGGTAAGAAGTACGGTTCTACATGGATGCAGTGGTTTGGCAAGTGTTGGAATATCGAACACTTTCCTCTGGATGATTAATTATTCAAATTCTGTACCGTGGCATTTAGAGCATGGTGTTAATGTGTCTGTGTCATCATTTAATGTTACAGTTTTACCACAATTAGTACAGGTGTATGTTCCAGCGCCCGGCTTTTGTCCTGTTGTTGGCATATGTATCACCTCACTTTCTGGTGATATTATAACATGAATTACAAGCAACTATAAACGAATAAAAAAATAATTTCTGACACTGCAAATCTGCAGTGTCTTTCTACTTAATAAACACATTTCTAATGTCTCATTCTAAGAAAGGAAGGTGATTCTATGGGTGATTTTAGAGCCAAAATTAGTGTCGATGTAGACATGAAGGGCTTAGATAAGCTAAAAAGTACAATAGAGTCTATAAAAGATAAAAGTATTAAAATTAATCTTGACATAGACAAGGCAGCTGTAGAAGCCATTAATAAATTAAAGCCTAAAGACATAAGAACTAAAATTGTAGTTGATAATAGCAATATAAAAGCAGCTCAAAAGGATTTGGTGAATCTTCAAAAGATAAGTGCGTCAATTCAGGCTAAACAAGGACAATTGGCGACCTTACAAGCATCTCCAAAAACTGATACTGCTTCTATTAATAAACTCCAGTCAGAACTAAAGGAACTTGATGCTGATTGGAAAAAAGTACAAGCGTCTTTAAATGAAAATTTAACTGTGAAAACTGACGGTGCTTCTACGGCGCTTGATGGGTTAAATAAAGATGCAACCAAGCTAACTAAATCTTATAAAAATTTAGATATAGCACAACAAGAGATTTTTGAAAACAAGCGTTCTACCTCTGCCAACAGGGATGAAGTGTTTTTAAATAACAACATCAGACTGAGTGAAGAATATAAAACTCAGTTAAAAGATATAATCGCTTTGAAAAGAGAGTCAAACTCCGATGTTGATTTGAAAGTATTAAATAGTAGAGCTGACGAGATTAAATCCGCCGCAAGAGCCGCTGGAGAAACGGGTAGCGGTAAAACAATGAGTCAACAGTTTGATGAGGTTAATAAATCAATTAAGGGTAATATAGTTGGCATAGGAAAGTTAGCCGCTTCTTATCTTACATTGCAAGCTGGCATCAGAATGGCTAAGAGCATGGCAAAAGAAGTTTTAGCTGTTGACTCGGCTATGACAGATTTATATAAGGTTACAGATGCTTCAAAAGACCAATATGGAAAATTCTTTGAAAATTCAAAGAAGGACGCTGTTTCATTAGGACGTTCTGTTTCTGGTTTAATAACACAATCTGCTGAGTGGGCTAAGACTGGTTTTTCTCTCAATGAATCGCAAGATTTAGCTAGAGTAAGTACAATATATGCCAATGTTGGCGATGTTGATGATAAAACTGCCGTTCAAGATTTAACAGCTATTATGAAGGCTTATAATATTGAATCTAATAATTCAATTGGCATCGTTGACCAGTTAAACAACTTGAGTAACAAATACGCTGTATCAGCCGCCGGTCTTGGTGCTGGTCTAAAAGATGTAGCTTCTGTCGCTGCTCTTGCTGGTACTTCAATGGAAAAAACAAATGCATTACTCGTAGGTGGTTCGGAGATAACCCAAGCACCTGAGGAAATGGGAAAAGGACTTCGTACAGTTATGCTTAGGCTAAGGGGCATGACCGGGGCACTTCAGGATCTCGGAGAAGAATCTGAGGGTATTGAATCTGTTAGCAAGATGCAAACTCAAATTCTCAACTTAACTAAAGGAAAAGTAAATATCTTTGATAAAGATGATCCTAATAAATTTAGAGATGTGTATGATATTCTCCAAGACATTTCTGCTGTTTATGGCGATCTTAAAGAAACAGAGCAGGCTGAACTACTTGAATTAGTATCCGGCAAAATGCGGGCTAACCAAACAGCAGCTATAATCTCTGCGTTTCAAAATGGTCAAATAGATAAGATATATCAAGACGCTCTAACATCTGATGGTTCCGCTCAAGCCGAGCAAGATACATGGATGAATAGTTTAGAAGCAAAACTGGCATCTCTACAGGCACAATGGCAAGCATTTTCTACTACATTTGTAAACACTGATATGTTTAAAGGTTTAATAGATGGTGCTACATCATTATTGGGAATTTTAACTAGCATTGCTGGTCTTGGTGGTGGTGCGGGAAGCCTTGGTTTACTCGGTGCTATATTTGGTACTGGCAGCTTTTTAAAGAACATGGATTAACTCAGTAAATCACGGAGTTACACTTTTCAGATATAATCTGATTTTAGTGAGTCCACTTTGTAACAAGGAAACAACAATATGGTGTTGTCTACAAGTTGCATTAACGGGGGTTCTATAAATATACCCGGAGGAGTATTGGCAAGTTGTAAAATCTTGCTTTGCTGGAATAGGAAGTTATCTATAACCAAAACGGAACTGGCAACAGTAAACGGCAATGGTTTGAAAATATAGATTGCGAATATGTAATATGCCTTAATCAGCAGTTCACATTCTAACCAAAGTGAGTCTAAGATGACCCTTTTCGTCCCAAAAGCAAACCACTTTTGTGACAAACTGGTTGTATCGCATAAACTAATAAAATAGTATAAGGATACTTTATAGAATGGAAATTCAGAGACTACCCATCCTCACAGCCAGTAAAAACCTTATTTTATTGACTGTTAAAGTATAGTCCAAGTGTCTACTTATTTAATTAAGTAGTTTAAAATTTATCGCTAGTTACAGTGCTACTCTCTCACTGTTGCTTGCGTTTGTCGATAGAGAGAAAATAAACAAATATATCAAATTAACAACGAATAAATGGAGGAAACACATGAAGAAATATATTGACATACACCAAATTGTTGCTCAGGTTATCGGTTTCGTTATTGGTTATTGTGGAGGAATGTGGGTTCTTACCAACCTAATACCTTAGTAATTACCAATACAATGATACCACCAATTGCACCGCTAACCAAATTTGAGATGAAATTTTTAGTTTGTGCAAACCTAGCATCTTCTTTGAGTCTCTTAATCTCATTCTTGTATTTCTTTTTGATTTGAGATATTTCATCAGATTGTTCTTTGACTGTCCGGCTTAATTCGTCAAACATTTGATTGGTGACTTGAAGTTGTGCGTTTGTTTTAGTGTTTTCGTACCTGTTTTTCTTAGTTTCTTCTAATATCTCATCATCCAATTTAGGCTTAATGCTAGATAAATCGGGTACATCGAACAAGCCCTGTCTTTCGTGATTATCTTTTATATAATCTCGTGAAATTATGGGGTCTATTTTGATTTGTGATAGCGGTTCGCTCATTTGTTTTAACTTACCATGCTTAGTATGTAAAACTTCACCATCGCTGATATCTAAACTGTTCATGCTGCCCACTCTCCTATCTTCTCAACTTAAGTCTTTCATCATATCAACCTTTTACTTCCGGGCTTCCATTTAGCACCACTATGCCTGTCCTGTCAAAGCTATCTTGGTCGCAACCTCGGCAGATTTAACAGCCATATCATGAGCTGTCTTTTCTACAAACTCTAAAGTATGAACACCAACTGTTGTAAGAACACCCTTGGTTTGTTTCCAAATTGTTTCTGGTTTTGTTAGTTCATAGAATTGTTGTCCAGCGTAGGTTACATGGTGGATTTCTTGTTGGTTTAATATAATTCTGGATTTTGGTCTATTGTTTTTCATGCGAATGTAACCAATCTCATTTAATATCTCGACAGAGTACCACACGTCCGATTCATCATGTTTTCCTTTGAATTGATTGATAACTTCGTATAAATTTGTTTTTGTATTTTCTCCATGCATACCATCACTACAAACTTCTAAATATAGAATATTGACAAGGTGTGCTAAAACATCTCTAATGCAATCGTTATTAATTTCCATGATTTTATTTACCTCTCTTGAAAGGAGTTGATTTAGTTGAAAGAAATATTAATTAAACATAATACCGCAAAAGAATATAAAGAATCTGGCGAAGTGTTTTCGATATACATTGACGGTAAACTACAAGAAGATTGGAATTCTTTTAAAATAAATATGCACCGTTCTATAAGTGACGGATATCCAACTTATACCTTGGAAAACATAATGTCTACTCCCGACGAACTAAAATATTTAGACCCTGATTATAAAGAAGGTTGATTTAATTACTTAACCTTCCACTTCCTACCACACTTCGGACAATGGTTAACATATCTACTGCTATTTCGTAGTTACGAATATGTTAAACATATCCATAAATTCAGACGCAATAACATCAACATCACAAGCATCATCGGTTAGTAATAACTGTTTTAGATTTTTACAATGTTGACGATAAAGTGGGTTTATTTTTCTAAAATCTGGATTGTATTGAAAGTTCACCTTCTTTAACGCCGACGTATACCCTAACAGATAAAACAGTCTTACTATTTGTGAACCAAAACCACTATTAAAATTTAAGTTGTCGAAAGCTTCAGCAACAAACTTTGTGGTTTTGCTCATAAAATCATCAATTGAAATTTTCCTACCATCATATTGAATGCGGCTGTAGCGATTTACTGACTCTTTTATTTCTTCAAGGCGTTTAGCCATTTCAATCTCTGATGCATGGAACTCAGAATAAGAAAGAATTTTGTTTCTAAAATCCTCATACGAGTTTGACACATCCACAAGTTTTTGAGAGTCTAGCAAATGGGTAAGTTCGTGATATATTATAACTTCTCCATGATCCCTACTTTTCATCAATTTAGATATATCTACGTGTAGATTGTATATCCCATTGTATAATTCTCTACCCTCAAAATATGCCACATCGTTATTTACAATATCTTCTGGTGTAATATCTATTGGCGGTATTTTTACACCATATTCTAGCTCATAATTGCTAGTTGTTTCTTTAATAAAATCAATATTATTATTCATAATAATATTCCTCCGGAGGTGATTTAATGTCAAACAATAATAAACCTGTTGCTTATATAGGTGATAAAACATGTGGTGTTGGTAACCCTAATAGTATAAAATATTCAGATATAACCACATCTGAAGAGTTTGGTTCATTCAGAACTATTCCTTGGACTGAATATACATTGAAGATAATAAAAACTTATATACGTCAATACAAACTATCTTTTAAATATGACCACAAAAGATTCATGCGTGATATATTACACCCTATTAAATTCTACAAGTTCATTAAGAAAACTGGTGGACATCATTATATTGTAGGACGTTACGCCTATCGTTAGATTAAATACTACTCTTCCATTTTCTCAATTGTCACACTAGTTCCATTAGCACTAACACCTAACATATTTCCAGCAAATGTAATATAGTCAAAATCAACACCAATAATAGCATTACCACCAGCTAATACAGATTGCTCTACGAGTCTTCGCTTTGCTGCATTCTTAGCTTCAATCATTTTATCCGCAAATGCTTTAGATTCTGTCCCAAACAGATCGCTAAAAGCACCTTTAAATTCACTCAAGAAGCCTGTGCCTATTACAGAGTCTCCACTGATTATTCCGTGATAGGCTGTTGTGTTATTATATCATATTGACTATTGCGATTGTAGATTTTATTCATATGGTGTACAATAATATTATCAACTTAAGGAGTATTATTATATGTACACATTATACTTGGACGAAAGTATGACTCATGATAATGGCTGCTCAAATACTTTTGCAATCGCTGGATTTATTATTGAAGATTCACAGACAACTGTACTCAAGGCGGATATTGAACAAATAAAAGATAACTTGTGGGCTAGCGTTCACGCAGACCCAAAATCAATAATATTGCATGAAAAAGACATAAAATAGGCATATCATCAACAACGAATAGGGGCGAGCACCCCAATATATCAAGGTTTTTATCATAATAAGAACGTGATGCGAAGATTATATAGTTCACTTGCTACTGTTGTTAGGAAGAATGATATTCATGTACTGGCTTGTGTTGTCAACAAGGATGTTTTTGATGAGCATTTTCCAGAAGATATACATAACGAAATATCATTGGTATCAATGCAGATAATAATAGAGAATTTCACGCACTTTTTGCACTCCAAAAACGCAAAAGGAAAAATTATATATGAGTCTAGAGATGCGATGGATAAGCATATGTTGATGAGACATTATCAAATAGCGAGTATTGGCACAATCTATACCAAAGCCGAAGCGGTGCAGCGACTCATAGAGCCTATACGCTTTATTTCGAAGCAAAAGAATAACTCTTGTTTGCAACTTGCTGATTTTATTCCATCCGTTATAGCTCGTGATTGTTTAAATTTAAAACTGCTTTCAGGACAAGATAGATTTCTTAGGGAAATAAAAAGAGTTGCTTATTCTGGTAATACAACTGAAGATTGTAGTTTTAGATATGGTATTAAGGTTATACCAAGAATGTCTAATTAAAATACATAAAAATCCGGACATACTATTGACATGAACATTTTTTTTATGTATTATAATGGGTGCTATGGTTTTGACGATCAACTGAGAAATCAGCGTTGCTCGCCGCTGCGAGGACGTTCGAATGCTGAGTGGAGGATTTAGCGGTCTAAAGCGTGAGTTCTTATGAACTTGAAGTATTCGAGAAGTGAAGTATCGAATCATATTATGGGAAAGACACCTTTATCGGGTGTCTTTTTCAGTGCATCTTTCTTATTCTGTTTTCTTATCACGCAACTCTTCTAGCAATTTGCACTGTCTGAAATTGAGTTCTATTAATTCTGCAAAACCTAATATTAATATTCCAAACACCACAGAGCTGATTATACCAGCTATAGTTAATATAATATCTCCCAAGCCAAGACTACCTATAATACCCAACACAATAATTAAAAAACCTAGCACTGTTAATGGCTTAATCATCATTGATTTTTCTTCTTTTACTGAATTATTCATTTGTTTACCCCTCTCATACTTATATATTAAAATACCAGTTGATTATAACATTTATCAAAATAAACGACAGGGTTATTGATACACTTAATTTGAAAGAAACACTATGATGCCATGAATGTCCGAAGTGTCGTTTGGATTAACTGTATACGCCATTTCTATATTCATCCCTTCTTTACCAGTATCGTACCATGAAAAATAATAACGATCCCCTGTTTGATTGTCATTGTCTCTTTTTAGATATTCCAGAAACTCATCATAATTACCATGTGTTTTTTCTAATTTCGACTTTAGATATTCCAATGTTTTAACAGATATTTCATCTGGAGTCCATACAATATTTGTTATAATATTTGGTCTTTTACCTAAAAAATTCGCAAAATCTTCCCCTCTATAATATCTTAAATCTACAGTGCCATTTAACCCTTCAAAGTTTACAACTTCGTCAGACGATAAATCTATTATACCACTTTCGTCAGATAAAGTATCTGGACTTTCTGCAAATTCTGTAGGTACATCTAAATAAGCTTTTCCTAAATATTGAATATATTCATCTGAGTTTTTATAATTCTTACCGCATCCACTTAAAAATATGCATGCTACCATTATTACCATGGTTATCTTTTTCATAGTTCACCATCCTTCTATAGAATCCAAACTGATTATAACATTAAAATGAGATAAATGACAATATCTTATTTTAATACATATGTCACTAAAATCTATCGGTTCGGGGCTAGATCTATTTGGCATTGGCGGTGATACACTAAAAGAGTTAAATAAACTTGGAGCAGTCGATTTGGCTGATGAGTTTAACAAAATATTTAACCAACGCGGAACAGTATTAGATGTTGGTAAGATGATAAAGTTTGGAAACATTAATAAAGATGTGGCACAAGCAGCCATTGGAATGAGTAAGTTTAAGGATGAGATTTCAGATGTTGAAACAGTAACTAATACACTTGGTAGTTCGTTAAGCACTGCTGGCAAAGGATTGTTTGCTGGTATTAAATCTTTCATTTTTTCTCCCGCTGGAATCATCGCTGGTCTTACCGCAGTAGTTGCTAGTATTCAATATTATGAAAAGGCACAAGAGAGAGCTATACAAAGAGCCAATGCTAGTATGGACTCCTACACATCCACTGGTACAGAAATATCTAATATTGAAACAGAACTAGATGGAATCTCTCAAAAGATGTCAGAAATCGAATCCAAAGGTACGCTATCTATTACCGATAAAGTTGAACTAGAAACACTAAAAGCACAAACCGCAGAACTAGAAAAACAATTGGCTGTTAGAACTAAACAAGAGGAAATTGAGGGGCGCACCGCTAAAAATGATACTATTGCTGCATTAAAGAAAAAAGCTAATGTTTCTTTGCTTGGCGGGCATAATGAGCAACGACTCGACATGATTCAAACTGCGACCTACTATATAGATCATGTTGCCAATCTGGAAAAGAAGGCATCTAACAACAATCTTGATAAATATGGACAGCAATCATTAGATGACCTTTCTCAACGGTTATCTAATCAATACACCTTATTAGATGGCTGGTATAATAAACTAGCTGAGCTTGGCGGTGCTGATGTTTTACAAGGTGATGAACTAGCACTATTCAGTAGTCTCGAACAAATATTACCTAAATTAGAAAAAGCTTTGGGCATAACCGACCTTGAAAAACAGCGTAAAGCTCTCACCGATATATTCAAAGATGACACATGGGCTGAAGACCAACAGAAAGCTGTAGACAAGCTTCGTAACAATGAAGATATAAACTTAGAAGCCGACTTCTCTGATTTTACGGCAGCATGTAAAGAAGCTGGTATAGAGGCTGACCAATTATTAATTGAACTTCAATCATTAGCTGATGGTGGTGCTGACGCTATGACTATTCTTGAAGCACAAGCAAAAGAATCGTTTGAAGCTACTACCTCTTCTCTCCAAAAGGCTATTGACGATACTGGGAAATTACAATCCCTTATGAGTGAATCTTATTCTGGAAAGGGTATGTCACAAGAGTCGGTTGCGAATTTCAAAGAATTATACGGAGACAATGCGCAATCTGCACTAGAAAAAACTGCCAATGGTTATCGTATTAATGAAAAGGCTCTGCAAGAATTACAGAGACAACAAAATGCTAATACCAAGAGCGACTATCTCTCTCAAATGGCAGACCAACAAAAAGCATTAGGACTTGCCATGGCTAATGTAGCCAAAGCTAGACATCTCGGACAAGATGATTCTGCGGCTTTAAATAATGTTAGTGTGATTCAATCTCAAATTGAACAACTTAAAGAATTACAGTATCAGTACGAAGCTTCAAATTCTGCATTTAATAAATGGCAAAATGCTTCCTCTGGTGGTGAATCTGGCGATATGTATGACTCTATTCGTGGCGGAATGAATCGAGCTGAAGAATTATATAAGGCAGAAAAAGTTGGAACTAATGAGTTCAAGGCTATGGTTGACCTTATGTCGCATAAAGACTTAAGCAATGCCACTGTACCTGAAATAGTTAAAGCATACGAAGAAGCTCACCCTAAGATGAAGCGATACTTCACTGATAGTATAGAAGGAACAGCTGCCGCACTGAAAGACATGCAAAAACTCAATGAAGAGTTTGCAAAACAAAATAGCGACGGAACTTGGGAAATTAATAAGGATAGTAAATATAGTGATAAAGAAATTGCAGATGCCTTAAAGATAGACGTTGAAGCTTACCAAGCTATTTTAAGAAACACTAAGGACTATGGTTTATCCATAGATATTGACCAACCCAAACAGTCTCTTGAAGAGTTAAAAAATAACGCTATTGCTGCTAAAGAAGCACTTAACAATGCCAATTTTAGCACAAGTGGTTCAGTTGAATTAAATAATTCTAGTTTTATCGAAACTACTGAGCAAATAGAAAAACTTCAACAGGGAATGGATATTGTTAATAATAGCACCCTAGACCCAGAAGTAAAAGCTGAAAGACTTGAATCTATGAGTCAAATTATGGAGTTTCTGTTAGCGCAACAAGCAGACTTCTTAGAATCTGGCGAATTGAAATTCAATATTACTGCTGATGATTTAGAATCGTCTATAAGCAAAGTTAATGAAATACTCAGTAACATTGGCGAAGAACCTATTGAGATTAATTTCGAAGCCAATGTAGATGAAATTGACGCTGAAATTCAAACTGCTACAAATATACTAGAACATTTTAAAAATTCAGATGGTATTGTTAACTTATCGATTGAAGGCGCTACTGAGACAACTAATATTTTCGAACATCTACAACTGCAAAAAGAAAAAATGTCTAGCCCTGCAATAATGAGTATAGATGTTGGTGCACTTGTAGAAATCGATGCCGAATTAGGAAATGCTGTAGCTAAAGTTATGGAGTTTCAAAACTCTCTCTCTTCTCTCAATAGATTAGAAGGCAAAAAGGCGGCAGGTTTCGATGTGGATACCTCTGAAGCCCAATCTAAAGTCCAAGCATTAGCCGGGGATATGGCAAATATTGATAAAAACATCATGAGCACTCTTGGTTTAGACAGTGGGGAATTTGACTCCGCTATTGCTGGGATTCAAGGTACAGAGGTAAATGTTGAAGCTGGTGTTAATTTAGATAGAACTCAGTTAGATGCGGTTTTATCTGGAATAAATTCTATAAACGTTGAAGCGGTTATTAGTAAAGCCGGAGATATTCCCGCAGATGAAGAAAAGTCGCTCATATATAATGCAAGTATAGTTGGCAATGTACCTAAAGACGAGAAATATGATGTTCAATACACTGCTCATATTGTAAATCCTCTCAAAAATGAAAGTAGAACCGTAACTTACACTGTGAAAGTCAATGGCTCTATCCCAGGTGGTAGTAGTCATGCCAATGGAACAGCTCATGCTCAAGGGACAGTGCCAAGTTTCAAAGGTTCGGCGTTCGCAATGGGGGCGAGTTTCGGAAATGCTTACGCTGGAGGACAATGGGGTATTTCAAGAAATGAAACCGCTTTATTAGGTGAACAGTCGCCTGAAATCGTGGTGAGAAATGGTCGCTTCTTCACTGTGGGTGACCAAGGCGCTGAAATGTTTGCCTTGAAAAAAAATGATATTATATTTTCTGGTAAACAATCAGAAGAATTAATGAAATATGGTAAGGTGAAATCCGGTGGTGGTCGTGGTCATACTGTCGGTGGTGCTTCGTTTGCTGAAGGTACAGTTAAAGGTTCTGCTTATTCTACTGGTGTTGGCGGTCTAGGTCTGTCAGGAAACGGCTCTTCCGCCTCAACTACTAAGAAATCTACAACCACTTCTTCCCAAGCTGTAAAAGCTGCGAATAATACATCTAAAGCAGCTAATAACACATCTAAGGCTGCGGATAATGCTGCTAAAGCTAGCGATGATGCCTTAAAAAAACTAACAGATGTCTTTGATTTTATATCTATACAAATGGATAGGTATTCTCGTGAGAGCAAACATGCCGAAGATGCAATTAGTCGCGCTGTTGGAATCGCAGGAATCCAAAGTGCTAACTCTACTGCAATTGCCAAAATACAAGAAGAGTTAGCGAACGCCAATAGGTCGGCATCTCAATATCGTAGTTATCTTGATGAATTTGCAAACCAAAGTGGACTAAGCACAGACTTACAAGCTAAGATACAAAATGGAAGTTTAGATATATCTCAACTAGATGAAGACACAAAAACTAAAGTTTCTCACTATGATAAATATTATAGTGATTTCTTAAAAGCTTTAGATTTAGTATCCGAACTTGCAGACAAAGAAAAGTCACTGGCTGTCTCTAGATTGAAAAATGTAGATGAATTTTACCAGTCAGTTCAAAATGCGATAGGTGCACTAGTTGATTATAATGATGCACAACTTGGACTATCTGAAGCTCTCGGCGAATCTGCAGTTTCTAATACTGTTAAAAGTATTCTACAAAACAATGTTGACCAACAACTGGCTATCCAGAAAGAGGTAGTTCAAAAACTAGCAGCTTATCAAAAAGAATTTCAGTCTTTAATTGATAATAGACATTTGACAAAGCAAGGTGAAATTGACTACTTTGAAGGTTTGGAAACTGTTAGAAAATTCGAAGCAGAATTACTAGAAGTTAATACTACCTTAATTGAATTTCAAGATAAACTGCGCAAAGTTGACTATACCAGAATTCAACAAAGTATTGATTCTTTTGGTCGTGCCATTGAAAGATTATCTAATGGAACTTCTCTCAAAGAAGCTCGCAATCAGCATGTTACTCGTGAGGATTATCAACTCCAGATTGATGAGCGTAGCAAAAACATTAGCGCCAATTATAATCTACGAAATAACAAAATAGCCGAACAGAATATCTATGCTATTAGTTCTGAAAGATATCAACAACTCGCAAAAGAAATTGCCGATATAGACAGTCAAATTTATGATTCGTTTATTGAGATTGAAACTTTAAGAGATAAGGTATTTGAAACTGAATTTAAAGGTCTTGATGATAGAATGGATGATTTATCATTCTTCAATGATGAGTTAGATACATTCAGAAAACTTCTTAATGTTGAAGGTTTCTTTGGCAAGTCTGGCGAGATGAGTTCAGATGCTCTTGCAAATATTGCGCTTATTGGACAGGCAATGTCTACCGAAAAGCAAAAAATCGCAGACTATACAACCGGTATTAAAAAGTTAGATGCTATGTTGAAGTCAGGTCTAATTTCTACCACAGAATACACAGAGCGCCAACGTGAATTTCTAAAGGGTATTCAAGATAGTTCCTTGGCTGTGAACGATTATAAAAAAGAATTAGTCGATATGTATTTAAAGCAAATTGAATTGGAAAACAAGGCATTAATCAAGTCGATTGATTTGCGTAAAGAAGCTCTTACCCAATTGAAAAAGTATCAAGATTTTGCTGATAAAGTACACGCTAAATCTCGTGATGTAAACTCTCTTTCTGCAAGAATTAACGCACTCCAAGGGGTAAATAATGATTCATCAAGGGCTGAGCTTAAGCGTTTAATTGCTGAGAGAGATCAAGCGCAAAAAGACCTTAATAAAATAAAGTCTGACAATGCTTATGATACACAACAAACTGGTTATGATAAGATGAAGGACAATGCTAATAGATTTGTCGAAGACTTGACTTTTGATGTGCAACACTCTCTTGAAAAACAAAATGAGATTGTACAAAACCAACTAGCTAAAATGGTCAATTCTTATTCTGATGCATTTGGAACTATTAAAAACATTATCAATTCAACTGGTATTGTTGGTTCTCAAGATTTTAACAGTATCGTTAATAATATTGGAACTCCAAGTGGTGCTTCTAATATTGCATCTAGCGCCACCCAAAGTCAAAATAGCATAAGCACTTCTGGCTCCGTTATTGATAATATTAATACTTCAAACACCAGCAGTGCTAGTGTTAATACATCTTCAATAGAATCTGAAATTGCTAAATCTCCAAATGTGACAAATCGTTTAGTCGCTGAACTCACTGCTACTCAGACATCTGTTAGTTTACAAGAGGGACAAAGTACATCTGTTGGCATAAATATACGACCTTCTGATGCAAACAATAAAACAGTAAGATGGACTTCTAGTAACCCGTCGGTCGCTACTTGTTCAAATGGTACTATACGCGCGATTAGTCCTGGTTATACTCAAATTATCGTAACTACTACAGATGGTAGTAATCGGTCTGTTAGTATCGGAGTTAATGTCACACCAAAACCAGTACCGCCACCACCAGCACCTACTACCCCTTCTACTCCAGCGCCAATACCAGTTAATAATAGTGGTGGTGACGGTGTAGCCAGAGTTGGCGACCCTGTTACGTTCTCAAGTGGTCGTTACTATAGCACCCCTCAAGGAACTGGTGCTAGTGGTGCTAGAAACATGGGTGGTCAAGTACATATCACTAGAATCATGTCTGGTTCTCATGGCTATCACATTAGTACTGGTAATAAGTTGGGTAGTGGTGACTTAGGATGGTTAAAACTATCTCAGCTTAAAGGATATGCTTCTGGTACTAGAAAAACTGGGAAAGAGCTGGCTCTATTTGATGATACTAAATCTGGCAAGCTTGACTTGGGTTCAGAAGTTTTAATGACTAAACATGGTATGTTAAAACAGATGGACGGCGATACCATCTTTAGTAAAGCTCAAACTGACAACTTGTGGAAACTCTCGCAACTCGATCCTGTAAGTGACCCTTCTCGACTAGGTGGTGGGAAATTATACAATGTGAATAATCATAAAACTGTTCAGAGTATCAATCTCAACTTTGACCATCTACTTGAAGTTAATGGTAATGTTGACGCTGGATTTATGGAAGAGGCTAGAAAACATATGCCAAAACTTGTGAACGAAATGGGTAGATTATTAATCGGTGAAATGCGAAAAATGTAATAAAATATGTAATTTGTTTTAGAGAGAGGTGTGTAATGAAGCACCTCTCTTTTGTTATGAATAAACAAAAACCGTAGACCTACTAAAGCAATTATTCTGCCACCAATGGTAGACAAAGAAAGGAGGTAATAATGTCGAAAATTTGCAAAGACTTTACCTATGCAGGTAAGACACTGAGTAGCTTTAACTTTATCATGGTTGATTTTGACACAAGTAGCACTCTCCCGCTGGCAATGAAGAGAGATTATATTCAAGGTGAAAAGACAAAATATAGACCTATAGCTAATCATTTGGGTATTAAGGATGCCGAAAATTTGACCTTCGAAATACACATAATGCGTAATCCATGCTCAATTAATAGTTATAACGATTATGAAATTTCTCGTGATGAATTACGCCACTTAACCAAATGGCTTACCTCTAATAACTATCCTACATGGTTAGAATTCGACTATGAGAAACCGCAACTTGAGAAGCTAAAATATTGTGGTTTATTTAATATAGAAGAAGAAGCAAGCGGTGATGTGCTACATGGATTGCGCTTGACTTTTAGCAACAACTCTGCATACGCCTATAAAACTGATGTTACAAACAATATAGAACTCAGAGGTGGTAACATCACAACAACTATTAACAATGACAGTGACATATTAGAAGGCTATTGCTACCCTTCTCTCAGGCTATCGTCTACTACTAGAGAGGAAATATTTATATGTAATTTAAGTGATGCTACAATCCGTGCTGAAGGAGCAATATCTTTGGCTGGAACTAACATCAATACCTTAAATAACTTAATCGATAAAGTTGATGAATATGCCTTATACAATGGTTATACATCTGACTATGTTCATAGTGGTTCTACTATCCAAGGTATTGCAAACAATACAGCCGTTCAAGTTTATCTGAAGTCAAGATGGGGTTCAACTTTTAAATGTATAGCTTTTTACAACGATACTACAGGTGCTTATAAAATAATCGAAGGTGGTTTTTTGTTCCTAGAATTAAAAGCTCATTTACCTGTCACCATCGACTGTCTTACTCATAAAATATTTGATAATTTGAATAGAATGGTACTTTTCAGCGAATTAGGCGTTGGCGATGTTGATTATATGTATTGGTTTAGATTATTGAATGGCAACAACAATATTGTATGTTATGGACATCATACTGATATTAACATCATGAGAAATGAATTTAGAAAGGTAGGTGCTGTTTAAAATGAATATAAAATACGATTCTTTGAATAGAATTGAACCCAGTAATATTTATTTAGCTAATGTTGACGATGATGTGCTTTGTTCTCTAAACAGTATACGACCAGAAAGCGTATCCTTGACCATCAATGTCAATAATATGTATGATTTGAAATTTACAATTGACGAAACTATCTGTATCGACGACCAAAACACACCGGCTAATGGCTACGATTTAGTTGGAAATTTGATGCACTTGTATGTCGATAATATAGGGTGGTTTCGTATGGGTGAACCCGAATCTACGAATAATGGCTTTAATGAAAGCAAAACAATTCACGCCGAATCAATTGACTGTGAGCTAGTCGACAATGATTTGTTTGGATTCAAGACAAACTATGGCACTACCGATTCCTATGAGATGTTGATAGATGGCAATGTTGAAATTGACGACACTGGTATCGAACACTCATTGAGCCAAATCAAATTTTACAATGGCGAAAACCACGATTTAAGTCTAATGCATATTCCATTAAAAGCTGCTGGAATTAAAGGTTGGAATATCGGATATGTTGACGCAAGTATTAAAGAATACAAATCTTATGATGGCGGTGTTGAAACTAAATACTCTGTATCATTACATGACGAAATTGGTTATTTTGATATATCAACACAAAGTGTATATGCTTTTTACACTCAAGACATGGCTAAGTTCTTTGAATGTATAATTGAATTTGATATAAAAGATAGACTCATCAATGCATATCGAATTGAAACCTATGGCAAAGACACAAATGTGACAGTTGGATTCAGAAATCTTGAAAACAGCAATGTTATATCAGTTGATGACAAGAGCATATTTACTAGATATCGTGTTAGTGGCGGCGATGAATTGGGTATTGAATATGTGAATTTTGGAAGTAATATTATTGAAAACATTTCGTTCTATCTGAATAGAAAATATCTATCAGAGAACTTAATTGTCACATATAAATTGTGGTATGACTATATGCTGTCTAAACGTATAGAATATGCTACTTTTTCCCGTTTATACAATACTCAGCTTGAAACTATATCAGAGTTAAGGAACAGGCTTCCATTAGATGATACTGAAACTGACTGGGCTACTTTCCCACTTGAAGATTTACAAGCTAGGCTATTAGATTATCAAGCACAGCAATTGGGTATTGAAACTCTATTTACAGATGTTGATGACAACGTTGACTGGACACGGTTGTGGTCGTCTGAGCTGGCTGATACCTATTATCAAATCGTCACATATATCATTTCAAACCTACAAATCGCAATTTCTAATAAGTATGCAACAACACAAGACGACATAGAAGAGTATCGCAAAGTTGAAAACTGGAAATTGTATGGATCTGATGAATTAGATGCTAAGTTGAAGATGTTTACTGGACAACGTGAAACTTATATTAAAAACGGATATAACACACCTTATACGGATTCGAATGGACATTCTAAGGATTATCATGACAAATGTTATGCCGATTTCTTATGGTTAGAAAATCAAATCAATCCCAATTTCGTAGACTCTTGTGCTATGGAACACGAGAAACGCTTGGGAGAAGTAGCTAGTGCCGAAGTTTTACTTGAACAATTCTCTGTGGGTAGAAAAGCTATTTATGATAGCGTCCAAAAAGAGTTTTGGTCTTACACTGATGACAATGGTGTTTCTTATTCATTCACCGATAACGATTTAAAGTCTTTATCTAGGCTATATGTAGATACTGATTATCAGAATCCAAATATGTTTTTAGTCCAATCAGATAATCAAATAACTGCTATTGATGAACAATTGAAATTACTTCAAGCAGCCGAAGAAGACTTGGATGCCACCTCTCAACCACAATATAAATGTTCTACTACATTAGACAATTTTATTGCAATATTTGACTATAAAGACTATGTTCAAAATTTAGAACTAGGCGATTTTATAAGACTAGGTATTCGTGATAATTACTACACCACTCTTCGCTTCATTTCATTGACATATAATCCCGTAGCTTACGATAACGAAATAACTATCGAATTTTCTAATATGGTGAAATCTTCTTCAAAACGAAATGATTTTGCACAACTGCTAGATATCGCTAGTCAGTCTGGTAAAAATGCAATTCAGGGTGGCTCTAATAACTTTGGTAATAATTCTGGTGAAATAGGCACTGCTTCTCTTAGATACATACTAAATAAAATAGTCAATTCTAATACTTTTCGTGACGCTGTAAATAGCAATATTAATCAGCAAGTTGGTGGCTGGATTGGTTCTGCTTCTGGAAATGTTAAGATAACAGAAGAAGGATTAATTGAATGCGTAGATCTAATGGCAGAAAATGGATTTTTCCAATATCTTTATGCTGGACTAATTTCTACAGATACTATCTACGCTAATAATGCTACTATCAATATTTTAGATGTTCTTTATGCAAAAATCAGAGATATGGTGGTTAGTACCTCCGTTACCGAAACTGGTGTTATTTACAATCTTAAGGTTGGTAACACTGAGATAGATAGTGCCGTTATTAAGAATTTAATTGCTGCCAAAATTTCTGTTGCGGATTTAATGGCTCATGTAGCAAGTGCTGAAGTCATAAAATTAATATCATCTACTACTGGTGAACCAACCATCGCATTTAAAGACTCAACACAACAATTCTATGATTCTGATGGTCATGTTCGTGTTCAGATCGGACAAGATGGGAATGGTGATTTTAATTTTATTGTTCGTGGTGAAGATGGCACTACCGCTCTATTCGATGAAAATGGTATTAAACAAGCTGGCATTCCTAACGGAACGATCATAAATAATATGATTGAAAACGATACTATTAGTCGGGGGAAATTAAACTTTCCAATAATCGAAACTGATGAAAACGGACATATAAGTATTACTAATGTATACGATGGCGACCAACAATACGGTACAAAAATAACAAAATACATAGATGATAGTATCAGTGGTGTTGAAAGCATGGTCGATGGTGTCAATCAACAAATTACTGATAAAGTTTGGCAAACTGATATTATAACTGCCATTGATGGTGTTGAAGAAGTAATCAATACGAAATATACAGAGGTTAATCAAACTGTTGATAGAATTTCATCCGAAGTCAGAACTATTGAAACCACAACTGAAACATTAACTGATAGAGTTGCTACTGTGGAACAAACAACAGAAGGCTTTCAACAGTTAGTATCTGATACGAAAACAACTTTAGAGGGACAAATTGAAAGTGTCGAATCTTCATTTACCCAACATGCTGATACTATAGAAAATTTAGTTTCAGATATAAATGGCAACGTAACCTCTCTCACTGCCGACTTGATAGGTGTTGAGTCTAGAGTAGCAAACACTGAGGGAGACATAGCATCATTGAACACTACCGCCACTGAGATCCGTGGAGAGTTAAGTAGTATTGATGGTAATGTTAATACAATATCTTCTAAAGCTGACGAAATGGAAATCAAACTCACTGATGCCGAAGGTAATATATCTTCATTAGAACAACGCGCTGATGAATTCGAATTAAATATAAGTAAACGACAAGATGTAACATTTAGATATATCCGTGATTGTCTGAATTGCAACAACTTTGATAATTTTAATCGTTTCGTTGAATGTCAAATATATGCTGAAGGTGAAAATATTTCACATGGTAAAATCCCCATACCAAAAGATGATGTTGGTAATGTACTTATAACAACCTCTAATTTAAGTTGGTACACAGATGGTGATATCGCCTCTAGTAATTATATTGAATTAGTTTCACCTAATACACCTGTCCCATTTGATAATACATGGGTTTTTTTGGAATTAGATTTAGGTAAAATATATCAAAATGTGGATACAATTCAAATTTGGCATGACTATGATGTTGCAAAATCATATCGCCACAAATTACAGGTCTCTATTGATGGAGTTATATGGAAAACTTTATACACAAGTGAATTCCAAGGCGGATACATGGAGACTATCGATGGTAAATTATACAACATTAGTGATAATGCTGTTAATAATAAGATTGCTTCTCTTAGGGCTAATGTAGATTCTATTTCAGCCAATGTAACCATGAATTCGCAACAATTGGATTTGCATAGCATATACACACATGACCAAATAACACATGCGGCTGCAGCTCGTGCTGAACTATTAGTACAACTAAATAACATAAGCACTCAAGTACAACAATTAGATAATAATGGTAATTACTATTCTAGTCTAATTACGCAGAATTCAAAAGAATGGAAAGCCCTATTTCGACAAATTGGAATGGGTGGAGCATACGAAAAAGATGAGCAATATGTTCCTACTAGCGTATCTATGTCAGCAAACGGCATGGTTATAGACGGGGGCGATGGTCGTAGAACCATAATATCAAAGGATAGGTTTGCTGGAGAGTATAACAAAGAAACTGTATTCCAATTAACTAATGACTTGACCATCACCAGACGCTTACAAGTTGAAAATGGTGTCGATTTTGCCAAAATTGGTGTCGATGGTAGAAATCTGACGGGAATTAAATATTTACCTACAGATATTGTTAGTAATGGTCAAACGTATAGATGTTTGGCACATATTCGTTCTGGTGGCAGCTCGTAAATAAGAAAGAAGGTGTAAATTTGGCAACATATATTAAAAGTTTTGATATAGATATAATTACTACAACAGCGGTTCAGTTTGGATGGCTGACTAATAACTATCCTAATAGAATTTGGGTTCAAATTAATGGACAGTCATGGGTCGAATATCCCAATCGTGGTGCTGATAACAATATTTCTTGGCAATGGATAGACCTTATGGGTGGAATTACAATTGACAAATTAACCCCCGGCACTACTTATACCGTTGAATTTTGTATCAGAGGTGGTGCTGATAGTAGTAGTGATGTTTATTCTGGTAGGCGTACATTTACTACCAAAAGAGATGTTTCTTTAACTTTGGCTAGATCTTTTAATATTGGTAGGAGTCACAGCAATTTAGAATTAGTACTTACCAATAATGGTTACGACCGACCTGGTGAAGATAGTGATTATGTTGTTAGCATTAATATTGCATCCCCTAATATCCCAGTTGCTAGTTTCTTCATCCCTCCTGGACAAGATAGGTATGCTTGTGATATGTCGAATTTTGCAGATATTTTATATTCTCATTGCCCTAACGAAAATTATGTTTATCTACGGGTTCAACTCGGCAATAGGTCTGGAATGTCTACAACCGCTTACGTTGTAAATAGTGATCCTACTTTTTCTGATTTTAATTACTATAATTTGGATGCCGGTCTAGCAAACAAATTAGGAAGTGGTACATATACACTACAACACCGTGGTGGATTGCGAGTTGACATTCCATATGAAAAACGAGCAATCCCATTAAATGGAGCATCCATTAAAGGGTATAACTATGCTGTTCATTCTCCCGATGGAATACAAATACGTAGTGGTCGCATAGGTTATAGCAACCATCCAGTTTTAGACCTTGGTGCTTTTGGTGAGACAGGTGACTTAGTTGTTGATTTTGAAGCCATAGATTCCCGAAATAATACATCTAGATTAGTACGAAAATTTTACCATGTCATTCCTTATAGTGAGCCACGTTATAACATCAATGTCTCTAGATGGAACGGCTTTGAACAGGAAATATCTTTGAATTTAGCGTTAGCTCGTTCTAAAGTATTTAGACATAATAGTGGCGACTTAAATAATAGATTAGTTGTTGAAGCTAGTTACCGTAGAGCTGATTCACCTGAACATAACTGGACTCCATTACATACTCCCATCACATCCAGTTGGGAACAAGGAATGGAAGTACATGCACGCAGTGATATTCCCAATTATACCATATGCGACACCTCCTTCGAATATATCTTTGCTTTTAAAGTTGAAGATAATTTTTCAAGCAACATATATCAAATTAGATTAGAGCAAGGTATTCCCATCATGGTCGAAAGTGAAGTTGGTATTGTTGCCATAAATAAAGTTCCTGACTGGAGCAAATTAAATACTGCCAATTTGCAAGTTGGTACAGACATTCAACTTAGAAAAAATGGTACTGATTATCTCGTAATGGAGAACATTCAAAATAATGCACATAATATAAATAATATCAGCAACAATCTTCATAATGTTAATGAACACTTTACAAATCAAATTAACACTATTTTTCATCAGCTAAATGTCACATTTCAATCAGACCAAACAAAATCAACCTTTGCTCGTCTTCCTAGTGAATGGTTGGGCGAAAGAAGATTCACCGTAACTTCTGTCGTACAAGATCAGCATATTCATGATCCATATGCACCCGTCCAAGCAGCCTATGCCGAATGGTATAACGTAATAACTTTTGGTACATACACTCGTGTTACCCAGATAGCAGCATTTGGCTTTTTGGGACAAGGTTATAATAATGGTTTTTGGATACGGACTCAACATGATAATCATGTGTCGCCTTGGTCATGTATTTTCTTCGACAGTGGGTGGCAAAATATCATTCATACAAGTCTTGCAAATTCCAAAATATCTACTCCTCACTGGGGTAGCCCCGTGCGATACAGAAAACAAAATGGAATTGTACACATTCAAGGTAACTTCTCGATAAGTGGATATAGTGGGGGTGAAGAATTAATGTTTCGTATGCCTGTAGGGTATAGACCTTCGGCTACTTCAGTCTTTACTGGTAGTGCTAATGGTGCAGTTATGACACGTTGGTATGTATATGATGATGGTCAAATAATTTTAGAATGGATTAAAAACATGTACGATGCTAATTCAATTGGAGGGAACTTCGCATGGGTGGGGGTCGATATATCTTATCCTGCTGATTAAATAGTTATTTAAATACACGCTTCAAAAGAGTTTCAATTCAATATTAGAATGAAACTCTTTTTTATGTGTCCGAATGAACTATTTTTATAACTTAAATTAATATAACAAAACTCATCAACAATAATGGAGGTACTATGAATGGGGAATTTAAACGGAATATTATCAAGGCTTAAAGAGGAAGACGGCTATCAGGAAAAAGCATCAAATTCTCAATTAGATAGCAAAAATGCAAATGTTGGCTATAATAATTACACCAAATATGCTAGAGACATTAATAGTCAAAAGCTCATGGGGTGTCAAGGACAAGCTTGGTGCGGGACATATCAATTCTGGATAGAAATGCAAGAATTTGGTGTTATAAAGGCATTAGAAAATTTTTGTATGACCAGAAATTCTTATGTGGCATATAATGTTTTTAGTACAAGAGATGCTTTTAAAAAAAAGGGTAAGTATGTTAAAAATCCAAAGGTCGGATATCTTGTAGTCTTCAAACAAAGTCATATAGCAAGAATTATTGGTGTGACTACTACACATATTTATACAAACGAAGGTAACACATCTGCCAAACATGGCGATCGCAACGGTGGTACAGTAAAAGAAAAGGTATACTTAAGAAGTGATAGTCTCATAGATGGTTATTGCGCAATTGAGTACAGCCATGCAGAAACACCAACTGCAACAGAGTGGGTTAAAAATGATACTGGATGGTGGTATCGCAACGCTGATGGGAGCTATCCTTTTAATGAATGGATGAAATTGAGTGGCGAGTGGTACTATTTTGATTCAAATGGTTATGCTGTAACGGGTTGGATTAGGTTAAGTGGCAAATGGTATTATTTAAACAAAGCAGGTGAAGACACAGAGTGTGCTATGGCTACTGGCTGGAAAATCATCAACGATAAATGGTACTACCTTAAGCTTAATAGTGGTGAGATGCTAACGGATTGGCAAATGATTGATGGTAAATGGTACTATTTTAGATTAGAAGGAGATATGGTTGCAAACGAATGGATTAAACACAAAGATAAAGACTATTACTTAGAAGGCAATGGTGCTATGGCTACTAGTAAATGGATTGGTCAATACTATGTTGGTGCTGATGGTGCTTGGATTGTTGGTTATAAATAAACTAGTTAAACAATATACATGTTGATTTTAGAAGAGTGGTTTCCTATATATTACGGAAGCCACTCTTCTATTGTTAATTGAGAAAGGAGGTCTGACATTGAATGTACAAGTTATAAATATTCAATTATATAAATCAACACAATATGCAAAAGTTATAGATATTGTTCAGTACGACAATGCACGTATATTCCAATTTGAATTACCTAGCGATTATATTTTAGAAGCTGAGTTCACTGGTGCTAGATTTAGCGCCAAGAAACCCAGTGGTGCTAAAGTTAAGAATCCATGCGTAATTGACGAAGATGATAATATTTTTTATCAACTTACAGAGCAAACAAGTTCTGAAATTGGAACTGTATATTGCCAATTGGAATTGTACAACAAGATTGACGGTAAAGTAATCACTTCATTTGAGTTTAGGCTTTCGGTTAAAAGAAAGATAAACTCAGATGCTTGTATGACATCTACTGATGAGTGGGGTGTAATTGAAGAATTGCGTGAAGAAGTTGTAGAAATGCGCGATGATATATTAGCAGCATTAGAAAGCAGTGGTGGTATTCCAGTTAAAGTGGTTAATAACACAGATTCACATGATACTACTTCTGCCCTATCTGCTAACATGGGGCGAGTTATTAAAGAATATTTAAATATTCATATTAACGATGCTTCAAATCCTCATGATGTAACCACTGTCCAAATAGGCACTTATAACAAAGATGAGATTGATGAAAAAATTTCCGATATGGAACTAGAAACAATGTCTGCTTTAGACATTATAAATTTATGGAATTAAAGAAGGAGAATGATTATGGCAAATAAAGTATTAACTGACATAGGGCTTGCTTTAAATATAGAAAAAACAAAAAGCTTCGTTATGGGATTACTCACTAGCTTCCAGCCAACAGAAGCCGGAAAAGGATTGTCAACTAATGATTTTACAAATGCTCATGAAGCGAAACTGACAGGTATTGAAGATGGTGCTAATAACTACACACTTCCACCAACATTACCTGCCGACATGATTACAGAAGATATGGCACATCGTTTTGTATCAGATTATGATAAAATCAACTATTCCGATAAGTATACTAAGAGTGAAATTGATAATCTTCTGGCTAATATTGTGAAAGATATCGATTGGAAAGAATCTGTCTCTACTTTTGCAGATTTAGCTATAGAATATCCCGATGCAGAAGAAGGCTGGGCTGTGTCTGTTAATGACGAAGGTTCAATCTATCGCTATAACGGAAGTACTTGGGTTGAATTCTTAAGTAATTCTGTTATTCCACCTGGACTTGAAATTGAAGAAATCACAGCCTCTGAAATTGATGATATGTGGAATGCTTAGATTCTTCATTTTAATCTGAAAGGAGAATTTAAAATGATTTTTAATTTATTAGGTAAAAACGGCTTATTGAAATTGATAGGTAGCATTAAAAAAGGGTTAGGCGATAAAGTAGACAAAGTAAACGGCAAAGGTCTGTCTGTAAACGATTTTTCTGATTTCTACAAAAACAAATTGGATGCGTTTTCTACAATCAAATTTGGACGAGCATACTTGTATGGATATTATCCAGAGGGGCTACATGGCGCTATCGCTTTTGATACTCCTTTTAATGATGTACCGACAGTTATAACATCATTTCAGGGCGATGGCTCGGGAACGATAAAACCTACAGTAAGTGTCTATGGAACAACTAAAACTGGGTTTCAGTTTCTCATCCAAGATGTAAATAACATTAATAGCTTTAATGCGTTTATGAATTGGATTGCGATATTGTAATATAACGAAGGGATTAAAGACTTATGAGAAATATACTAGAATACTTCGAGGGATTAAATGGTTATCACATTTTCATGTATATCGTGCTTTCATTAACATTATTCAATAGTGTACGAGGTGAAATAAAGATGTTTGTTAACTGGATCACAAAAAAACCTTTGGACGACCAAAAGGATGAACTTTGGCGTATTGATGTAACTGAACGAATTAATCAAGTAGAGGGTGAAATTAAGGAAGTTAGAACTGGTGTTTCTGAAATATCCGAACGATTAGACGAGAGTATCAATCAAAGTATTAAACATGATGATAAATTAAAATACCAACTTGACGACATCACCTCTCTGTTTGTTGATAGAGAAATCAACTCTATCCGAAGTAGAATATTAGATTTTGAAGCTAGGTTACTCGAAGGGAAGCCTGCCAGTAAAGAAAAGTTTGATAATATATTTGATATGTATTGTCAATACGAAGCTATACTGAAAAAATACAATCGTAAAAACGGACAAGTTGAACTTGCTATAGAAATGATTAGAAATGAATATATGAAAAAGTGGAACGATAAAAATTTCGCCGGATGTTCTGAGACAAAATAAATTTATTACAGCTTAATACCCCACCTCAATTACGAAGTGGGGTATTTTTTTACGTTTTATGATACCTATATAACTATCGTTTTGCAAGCGATTTAAGACATTTAAGCGATTAGGCACACAAATCCAGGCTAAGTGTATTATCGCTTGTATTTGAGCTAATTATAGCTAGTGGCTAGGCGTAGACTTGATGTATTGCGTAGCACTATTCATATATACAATGGACATTAAAGTTTAATATCTCTTTTAACATATCTTTTGGCAATTCTTCAAATGAAGTGTCAAACGCCTGAAGGATATCATCTTCGGAGTAATTATATTTAAAAAACACTTCTGATATATGACGTGACCATTCTTTGCTATTTGTAACACCTGTGATTTTCTTACTTTTATTTTTTATAATTTTCATTTAATTTATTATCTCCTATTGGTTATTTGAATATTTATATTCTTGCATAAATAAAAACACTTACTAATATACTTTTATCATTAGGAACAAAAGTGTATAGGTAAGTGTTTTTATTAATCAGTCTTTTGAAATTTTGACTAATAGCTAGACAATGTGCTATATAGTCTCCTTTCAT